TACTTCAACGTAAGGGCCTTGATCCTGACCAGGCATTAGCTGTCCTGGGTGAAGCGAAAGCGCATCCAATCGATGAAGCGCAGAAGCAAGCATCACAAAAGGAGGTCATGAGCAAGTACTTTGATACAGAAGACAAGTGGCTGGGACGTAAAGACCTTAATCGTGTCATGTCCCGGCAGGAGGCCAGAACCTTCCAGGATAGAATTAAAGCAACAACGCCGAAAGGAAGCCGGTGGCAGGACGTGGATGAGGCGATTGATATATACCTGGACACCAAACGAAACCCGGCTCACTTTAAAGAATTCTACGACAAACTAACCCCGCACGATCAAAAGATCGCCGATCTGTCACAGAACTTAACTGATAAGCAGAAGGAAATCGCAGATGACATCAAAAAGCAATATGATGAACTAGGCGAGGAATCAAAATTCTATGGTCTTATTAAAGATGCGCTAGAGAACTATGTTGGAAGAGCCTGGGATATGAAAAATGGCAAACCAGCAACAGAAGAAAGCTTTAAGTTCAGCACCTCCTCCAGACACCAATTGCAACGTACGCTAGATACAAAGCTTCAAGGACTGGCCGAAGGCATGACCCTCAAGATAAAAGGCGCAAGTAATAACCTGCAAATTTTAAAGGAAGAGATCGGAAATGTGATCGAAAACCGCAGGCACCTGGAGCAGGGCCTGGCGCTGAAATATTTTAGTGGTGAGAATGACGCGAACGGAAAACCCATTCAAAAGACCTTATTCAGCACCACTCAGGAGACTGGATATAAAAAGATAGAAAATCCCGCTTTTCAGAAATGGGAGTTTGCCGGGAAATTGAAGGACTATCCTCAGCAAGAAGCACAGGCCTTCGGCAGGCGCCGTGACGTGCTCGTGACGGAGAAGGGGGAAGTGATGAAGAAATCACCCGTCTACGCACCCGAGGACGTGGCCAAATCTTTGAATAATATATTAGGCAAGTCAGCACTGCAAGGCAAGCCGCTGATAGATGGCTTGAGCAATTTTAATGCTGCCGTGAAGCAATCCATGCTCTCTTATTCAGGATTTCACTTCGTGGCATTCACGCGAGCGCATGAGTTGAGCGCTAAGATGAGTGATTTTAAATCGGCCAATCCAATTAGTGCATACAAGACCGGACTCCAGATGCTCGCAGATGAGCATCCTTATGTGCATGAACTGATTAAAGCAGGCATGACAATCAATCGACGCCAGGATTGGACAGAAGGCGTCGCATCACACAATACATGGGTCGGAAAGCAACTCGACAAGTTGTCTGCAACCAAGGCGGCAAAAGATAAGATCATCGACCTCAATACACAGTTTCATAAATATCTCTTCGATAGCTATGGTGCTGGCCTAAAAATGTTTGACGGGGTTAACCTGGTGAAGTCGGAGATGGTAGGAAAACATTTCACGGAACATGACGCCATCTTTAAGCGGGTAGCCAAGCTCATGAATGATACCTATGGTGGTATTAATTGGGAGCGCATGCGAGGGACCAAGATGCAGGACCCGACCATGCGTCATCTCAGTAGTCTCTTGCTTTTGGCACCCGATTGGACAGCGAGCAATCTGCGCTTTGCTAAGAATGCTATCGGCAAGGGGGACGAAGCGGGGCTCTACCGTCGTACCTGGGCACGGGTGGTCTTGCGCGGGGCGGTGCTAACTACCATGGCCAACGCGATCATGGCCCATTGGGATGAAAAAGACGATCAGGGCAACCCGATTAGTTGGCAGGAGGCGATGTCACGGCGATATTCCAAGGCGTGGGACGCAGGTAAGTTTCGATCGAGTATGATCGACATTACACCCCTTTACCACTACTTCGGTGGTGATCCCGGCAAGCGGGCTTACTTTTCCTTGTTCGGCGCCTATACTGACCCGGCTAAACTATACACACCAGGCAAGTTCCTGGAGGCTAAGCTGGCTTTTCTTCCTAAGGTCGGTTTGGAAGCGCTAACGGGAGAGAACTGGCAGGGCAGACAATTCACGACTATTGATGAACTCACTGGGCTGGACGATAAAGGAACATACTCGAAGACGCAAACAGCGCACGCGAAGGGGGATATCAACTCAACTACCGGCAATCCTTATAAGCGAGATCAAAAAGGCTACCAGGAAGGCGATCCGAAAGGCGGCAAGCTCAAGGGAGAACTCACTAAGTGGTCGCAAGGCTCCAATCCCGGTATTGGCCCTCCGCAGTTAACATCCTTCATCCTTTCTCAAGTGCGCGGCATGACCCCAAATGCCATTCAAAGTTTTTGGCAATGGGCAGACGGCGAGAATGATGCGACCAACGCGATCCTCAATGGTATCGGGAGTACGGTACTAACGAATAAAGACCCTGGCGCTAAGCAGGAGGCCGTAGAGCCAACTAATCAAATACAAACCTGGAAGCCATGAATAATCACTATAACCGAAAATCATTCGACGGCTGCTCTATTCATCCATTAACCGAGCAAAAGATGCTAACGGCCTATCCGATCCTGACAGAGATTGTCGCCCCTGATTGGATGGCGGACCCGCTGCTCGACCAGATCATTCGCTATACGATCATGGTCTATGATCCGAAGAGCGGATTGGTGACCGGAGAGCGGGACCTGAGCTACCGGAAGGGGCTGGCGGCTGAACTGGCGGACTTCGAACTGGAAGATGAGCGGCTAATGGCGTCGATCTATAACTGCACGTATCCGATCCTAGTGGATTATACCGTGAAGTTCTTAATGCGATTCGTGCGGAGTAAGGAATGGGCAGCAATTTGCGCGATCGAATTCAAACTGTGGGAAGAAATAAAGCAGACCATGACCCCGATCAGCGGCAAGAGTAGTAAGGAAGAATTAGAGGCCGTTCAAAAAAAAGCGGTTATCGCCCAGGAGATCGATCTGGATATTAACCGGCTTGAAGTGTATTACCGGACCTTCTTTGGAAGTGATGATAAGCTGGAAACAACGGCCAAAAAAAGAGTGAGTCCTGAGTCAATGGCGCTGTCAAATAAATAGCCATGTACCATAATATTAAAGAAGGACATATAGAACGGATTTATGGGCTGGAGTGTCATGTACCTTCATTAGGCTATGGTATTTCCTCCATTACCGGTAAGGTACAGAAGACGGACGTCATCAAGCGGGCTACCAAGAAAGAAGACCAGTATTGGCAACGAACTCCACTCCCTGAGAATTGGAATAAGAAGCGGACGGCAGAGAAGGCTAAGCAAGCATCTGATCCCGATTTTTATGATCCAGCGCTTGAGCGCTTTCGAGAACAGGAGTGGACAAGGAGATTGTGTGGCATCTGGTTTTATAACCACGGCGAGCCTACCTATATCACTGGCGAGCACTACATGTACCTGAACTGGTGGCACCTGGATGATGACTACCCAAAGTATAGGGAGCCGGATCGGCGTCGGTATTATTTTTTGCAGTATTGCATCGAAGACCCGCTATGCGCAGGGATGATTGAAGCGGCCAATAGGCGCTCAGGCAAGAGTTACCGGGGTGGTCTATTCGTTTACGAATATGTATCTCGTACCCTGGATGCCAATGGGGGGATGCAGAGCAAGACAGATAATGATGCCAAGAATTTGTTCAAGGGGAAAATCGTTACACCCTTCCGTAGATTACCTGACTTTTTTCGCCCCGAGATTGATGCCTACGCGGGCAATAGTCCCGATAAAGAACTCAAGTTCGTGCTCACGCCACGCAAGGGGAAAAAATTGATGGAAGATTTCGGCGGGATGGGTCTCAACTCCTTTATCAACTACCTCTCTGCTGAACAATACGCTTACGATGGATGGAAATTACATCGCTATTTAGGAGATGAAATTGGAAAGACCGACAGCGTAGATGTGTACGAGCGGCACCAGGTGGTGAAATATTGCTTGCGCGTAGGAAAAAAATGGATCGGGAAGTGCTTGTATACAACGACCGTAGAAAAGCTGAAGGATGATAAGACAACGAAAACGGCTGCATTCAAGCATTTATGGAAAGACAGCGATCCAGAAGAGAGGGATGCCAATGGCCATACCATGAGCGGCCTATATAGATATTTTACACCGGCATTTGAGATGTATGAATTCGACATCTACGGAATGCCGCTGATCGAAGAGGGTAAGACCTTCTATCTGAATACGCGCGCAGGCCTCGCCCATAACCCGCGTCTTTTGGCTGGGGAAATATCTAAAAATCCATTCACCGAAACTGAGTTGTTTTATGACGCCGCCGAAAAATGTCTGTACGACGCCATGAAGCTCAATATTCAGTTAGAAAATATTTCCTGGAAAGAGAACCTGACGGAAAAGGGAAATTTTGTTTGGCGCGACGGGGTAAAGTTCGGGAAAGTAGATTGGGAGAAATCCAGGAATGGCCGCTACACCATTTGCACAGGGTTCAATTTTAAAAAAGCAGATGATGCCAATCGAGTGCTCAAACAGGGGGATTCCTATATACCCAATAACAACTTTGCGTTTTCCATGGGCTGTGACCCGTTCAAATATGACAAGGTAAAGGACAACCGAAGGTCGGATTGTGCCGCATTCGTCTATCAAAAATTCGACCTGGCCGATCCTGGCAATCCATTCAATGACGCCTTCGTGTGCAAGTACACCTATAGGGCAGCAACGACCGGATTTCAATATGAAGACTTACTAAAGATGGCCTGGTACTTCGGATGCCAAATATTATTCGAACGAAACATTGACAATTGGCGGGATTATTTCATCAACAATCGATGTCAGCATTTTCTCATGAAGCTACCCGGAGAAGATGATTACGGGCTGTATTCGGATGGTCGGGGCAAAATGATACAATTGCTCTCAGATTACACAGAGGCATATATCAATGAATTCATTCACAAGGTATTTTTTTCTGACCTGATTGAGGAATGGTTGGAGTTTGATCCAGGCGACACCACCAAGTTCGACCGATCCATCGGCGCCGGGATGACCTTGATCGCCTCAAAAAAGCATAAGCCAAGGAACCAAAGCGATAGCAACCGCGACGTGACTGAGTATTTCAAAATTTATAAAGCTTCATAACCAAAAAACTATAACCAAATGGAACAAGAAATCTGGAAAGACATCGCCGGATACGAAGGGTATTATCAGGTGAGTAATATGGGAAGAATTAAGTCGCTAGAAAGAAAAGTGCATGGGAGAAGGGGGCTGTTAAAAGAGATGATGCTTGGCTTATATCCCAATCATCGCGGTTACCTGCTTGTGCTGCTTTCGAAGGGCAATTTGAAAAATCGGCTAATCGTACATCGGTTGGTAGCACAACACTTCATTCCAAATCCAGAGAATAAGCCAGAAGTTAATCATAAGGATGGCAATAAACAAAATAATAGTGACTGGAATTTGGAGTGGTTTACCAGACTCGAAAATGCGCATCATTCCATAAATGTGCTGGGTAAGAATCAGCGGGGCCAAAATCATGCTCAAGCCAAAATTAAAGAAGAAGACGCAATTGAAATTATCATGTTACATAGAACCGGCGTTTTTACATACGCCGAACTCGGACGAAAATTCAATTTGAACGATGGCCATGTCTCAGGAATAGTGAGGGGGAAGACATGGAAACATTTAAAATTATTAAGAAATGGCTGAAGAACAATTTTTCCAAACCTACCCAAAATCAAATATCGATCCACGTGATAAAGATATTCTATGGGGAAAGAAATATGCGCAGGCCGCTTGGTATGACTTTTGTTATACTATACCTAGAACTGTATTTTATAACGCCGCAGACAAGTACGAAGAACTGCGGCTTTACGCGTTGGGGAAACAGCCAATAAACAAGTACAAGAAGCTCATGGGCGTCGATGAGCAAACCAATCTTACCTATCTCAACCTGGATTGGACCGTAAGACCCTTCATTGCACAGAAACGAGATATCGCAATCAGCAAGATGTTGCAACAGGGGCATAGCATTATTTGCACTCCCATTGATCCGACTGCTAAGGCAGAACTCGATAAATATTATGCGCAGGCAAAGGCCAAGATCGCCGTAAAGCAACTCTTGCAGCAACAGAATCCCCAATTAGCCCAGCATCCCGCACTGCAATCCAATCCTGGGGAGCCGGAAGATTTTGAGGAAATGCAGATGCGCATTGACTTCGGCGAACAATTCAATCGGGCCAAGGACGCAGAGGAGGCAATCCAGTTGGGATTCTACGAAAATAACTTGGATCAATTTGAAAAGAAGTTATACGAAGACTTATTTGATTGTGGTATTGCGGGCTACAAAGAATGGCTGGGAGATGACAATAAGCCGAAGTTTCGCAACATTAACCCGGAAGCGGTGGTCACGAACTATTGCCGGTTTGCCGACTTCCGGGACCTGATCCATGCGGGGGAAGTAATTGATGTATCGATCAATGACATTGCCGCACTCACCGATAGTAATGGCAACGCGCTGTTCAATCAGGATCAGTTACAGGACCTAATGAATAATGTAGCGGGCAAGTGGAGCAACCCGGCGATGGTAGGACGGAGTACCAATTACTTCAAGGGGTATGATAAGTTTAAGGTCAAGGTCCTGGATATCGAGTTTAAGAACTACAATGATTATAATTATGAGAACCGGATCGATAAGCGTGGTAATGAGCGGTTCAACATGGCGGCATGGGATAAGATCGATAAGCCAAATACCGATAAGCGCAAGTATGTCAGCAGGCGGATCGAAGTCCTGTACAAGATCAAGTGGATCATCGGCACCGAATATGCCTACGATTTCGGCCTGGTTCAGGATATGAAGCGGCCCGTGAACAACAAGAAAAAAGGATACACCCGGATGAGCTTTCGGTTCATCGCGCAGAGTTTCTATGAAATGCGGGCGCTGGGGATGATGGAAAGGCTCATGCCATTGATCGATGACTACCAACTAGACATCTACAAGATACAGAATATCTCCAACCGGATCGTGCCCAATGGCTGGTGGATTGATCTCGACGCCCTGGAGAATGTAGCGCTCAACAAGGGTGGCGAGAACATGAAACCGCTGGACTTGCTCCAGATGTTCATGGAAACAGGCGTCCTCGTCGGCAGGTCCCAGGGCGTGATGGGAGACAACGTGAATTATAAGCCGATCATCCCCATCCAGAATAGCATTGCGACAGAGCTACAGGCCTTGTACCAGAAGATGGAAATTACGATGAACCAGATTCAAGCGATGATTGGCCTGAACGACGTGACGGACGCTTCGACCCCCAATCCGAAGCTCTTGAATGGTGTGGCTACCATGATGGACCAGGGGACCAATAACTCGCTCTACCCCATGATCGCGGCTAAGAAACACCTGATGACGCACTTGGCGAATGACGTCCTGCTGAGAATACAGCAGGGGTTAAAGAAGGGTGGCGTATCAGGCTATGCGCCAGCGCTCAATACCAATACCCTGAAGTTCATCCAGGTATCGGACGCCCTTTGCCTGCGCGATTACGGAATCATGCTGGAAGAGAAACCGACCGACGACCAGAAGCAGATGCTCATGCAACAATTGCAGTTTGATGTGCAGAACGGGATGCTGGATACGAGTGATGCCTTCTATGTCATGAACGTTTATAATATTAAGCAAGCGCAGATGATCCTTGCCTACCGGGTGAAGCGCAACAAACAGCAGAAGCAACAGGAAGCCCTCCAGAATCAACAGCAGACCATCCAAGGTCAGCAGCAGAGTGCTCAACAGTCTGCGCAAATGGAACAGCAAATGGAGCAGATGAAACAACAGTTCACCATGGCGCAGATTCAACTCAAAGGGGAATTCGACATTGCCGTCGCCAAGATCAACAATGGTATGCAGGCGGCGATTGCCGATCAGACCAACCAGGTCAAGATGGCGGGGCATGTGATCGCGGCGCAATCCAAGGAGAATATCCAGAAGCGGGAAAAAGGAATGCCGGAAGAACAGATACCGCCGATCATGCCCCAGCAGCAAACGCCTGACCCTGGTCAAGCGCCCTCGCCGGGGATGGAGCAGAACATTCCTGAAGAGGCAATGACATAGACAAACTAGACGAAAAGTGAAATAGTCCTAGCGCGCGCTGAACCATCCAAGTAATTTTGATGATGCCGGAATTTTACCAGCGGGCAACCGCTCAGCAATTTATCTTGACTGACGAACAGAAAGCGGCTGTCCTCAAAGGGGAGCGCGTTGACTTCGAAGGCTGCACGGTTAAACACGGCGGCAACGGCAAGTTCCATGCACTTTTTTCGATGGGCGAATTACTGAAGCCGATATATGAAGGACAATGGCTAGTCCGCGAGCCCGCTCCACAGGTCTATAGCGATCTGGAATTCCGTGCAAAATTCATCACCCCGCCCAACCAATCTAAATGAGTGAAGAAATGACCGGTACGGCGCTCACGGCGCCAGTCGATATTGCAGCCATCATGGCCAAGAACGGTGCTAAAACAGAAGGTGACAATCCGGGAGCAGTTCCGGAAATCAATATAGAGGAGGAAAAGCCAAAACCCAATGTGGCCGAAGTCGCACCCGCAGCGGTTACTGAAACAGTGACCAAGCCGGTGGTGGCTGAAGCTAGGGTTGATGCTCCTCAATCTGCCAGTCAACAGCCGGAGCAGGCGCAGGCTCCGGTCCTTGACTGGAAACAAGAATTAAAAAAGGCCGACATGGCCGAGGTCCTAAAAGAGTTAGGATTCGATGACAAAATGGTGGGGTTCTTCAACAAATGGAGAACGGACGGCGACATCACTGCCTATATCAGGGCCGTTTCTGTAGATTATTCCAAGATGACGCCAGAGCAACTAATGAGACAGAAGTTGCAGGAGGATTATCCGGAATTTTCCAGCGAGGACCTGGAGGAATTATACCAGGGATTGGTGGTCGATAAGTATAAGCTGAATCCGGATGTCTATTCCGAATCGGAAGTTAAACGGGGAAAGCTATTACTCACCGCCGAAGCCAAAGGGATCAGGGCAGATATGGTTACTAAGCAACAGCAATATATCATGTCTGCGAAACCTCCGGCCCCTCAACCAGATTTGCAGGCAGAGCAACAGGAGGCTGAACAAAGAGCATTCATTGATAAATATACCAAGGCGATCAACGATAACCAGGTAACCAAGGACCTGCTGAGTTCCAAGAAATTAGTGCTCGGCAGCGGAGATACCACCTTTAATTATGAGGTGGCTGATCCTCAAGGCCTGCTTACCGTGTTGCAGAATCCGCAAGAGTACGTAAAGCACGTATTCAATGCGGACGGCTCGCCGGTAGTGGACAAGCAGTTGTTCATTTCAGCCGCAGCGATCGATCACGTGGGCATGATCAATGAATTGATAAAGTATGGCAAATCCCTGGGCGCCAAGCAAACCGTCGAACAAATCGAAAACGCCAAGAAGCCAGAAGCGCAGACTTCCAAGGCAAACGACGCACCTTCCACGCCGGAAGAAGCGCTCGCCAGATCAGGAGTCCTCACCTACGGCAGTTAATGCCATGTCGGGCTAAGTAAACAATATTACTTACCCAAAATATCCATGCAATGGCAGCAGGTCAGCAAGGGACGTTAAATAAAGCGTTCGTGAGCGCCATTAGCTTTCTGGATCAGCGTGATATCAACCCGAACCTGATTGATCAGTCTAGGGATAAGGCATTCACTGATATTATGAGGCTAGTAGGGCGCTACAAAGAAACGAAGGTCCCTATTTATAACTATTTCGTTAACAATGATGTTTTCGCCGATGCCGTGGTGGCTACGGTTTCCTCTGGATATGGCACGGCCATCATGACGGTCGTGCTCACCGCAGCCACTTCCGGGTACGCCCGGTACAACGACCTGGTGCGCTCCTCTAACTTAAATATGGTGGGAGAGCAAGCGCTGGTTACGCAAGTGACTAGCGTCTCAGGCGTTGATACCCTGAAGCTCCAATCGGTAAACAATATGCCGCTCTATGCGGTACCCGGCGACACGCTATCGTTCTCTTCGAACGCCTTCGGTGAAAAATCCGATGCGCCGCCCAACCGAAAGTATGGCGTCACCCGGTATATCAATCAATACCAGATTTTCCGGGAAGTCGATGAGATCACGGACGTACAAAAGGTCTCCAAGATCGAAGTGGTCGTCAATGGGCAGCCGTATTATACGCCGCTGAATCACATTTATAAGATCACTTCGCTTAATGGCTTCATTAGTTCGCAAATGATCGTGGGCGTGCAGTCCAGCACCCTGTTTTCAGATGCAGCGCCCTATCTAACCGATCCTTTTGGTAACCCCGTCCAGACCATGATGGGGATGGACCAATATATCACAACCTACGGGATTTCCAATACCGTGGCTACGCTCGGAACCGTGGGATTCACCGATGTCAATGCGATGATCGACAGTTTTCTAGCCAACAAGGCGCCGCATAACCAAATGGGTTTTGGCGGAAGCCGTTCAAAGCGCCCCTTCGATGTGTGGCTGAAGAACCTCGGTTCGTCTGGTGTGAATTCAGTTCGAATGATCATTGACGGCAAGTCGGTCGATATGGAAGTGGATCAGTTCAGCTATGGCAACTTCACTTTTGATTTCATCTACCTGCCCATTTTTGATCATCCCCAGCTCTTCGGACCTACGATCACACCCGATATTAACGGATCGATCTACTGGATTCCAAAGGATAAAGTGCAGGTGGAAGGCGGTGGGATGGAAGCCAGGTTGCAGATTCGCTACGCGCCCAAGGCCATGGCGGGAGGCAATAGCATGAGTAACGGGATCATTACCGAATGGCATACTGGTGCGCTCGCTCCCATCCCCACCAATAGTATTGCAGTCTGGCATACAGACTGGATTACGTATCAGGGCCTGGAAATGCTCGGTGTGAAACACATGCAAAAGTTCAGGGTCGCATAGGTCATCATAGAAGGCAGTCCCGCATTAAGGTGGGCTGCCTTCACTATAACCAAAAAAGTTTACCATGTTAAAAGCATTTAAGGACTACAATAATCTGTCTCCGGAGCTTCGCAAGCGCCTCAATGAGAACCGGGAATTGGTTGGCAAGACGGCAAAGTATAAATTTTATATCGCCCATAAAAACCCCGATGGTCAGCACCTGGCAGATGGAGAATATATCTATCCTGCCGTGTACACGCTGACGCCAGTTACTTACGAGGTACTTGATCCTGGAGATAAGGTTTACAAGCCGGTCGGGATGGCTAGGGGAATGGAGCGCTATGGGGAGGTAGAGGAGATTAGGTTTGGGCGCATTTCGCTCCCAGAACGACTACAGGGGTTTTTGTGGCTGGATTTAAATAGCCGCGAGCATATTGAAATGTTCGAGTTCCTGGAAATGCATCCCAAGATGGAAGGGGGCATGTTTAGGGATAAAAATTCGCCCGCCATGTTTGTTCGCTTGGATGAATTGAAGGAAGCCAAGACTAAGAACCAGCGGAAGGAACTGAGGAGCGCGGCCTTGATGTATGCAACTAGGATGGCAGAAAAAGATGTCCGGGATTTTGCCGCAGCCATGAATTGGAATGAACTGGAGGACCTGGATATCCTAAAAGACCGCCTGACTGATATCGCAGACAAGGACCCTGAATTCTTCCGAAAGTTTGTGGACGATCCCAGTGTCGAATATAAGGCGATTATCCGTCGAGCAATCGATGCGAACGTGATCTCCTGGGTGCCGGTCGAAAATAAATTTATCTGGACCTCCAATGGGACGACGATCGCCTTGCTGGACAAGACGGAGGGCGATAAATATTTCGATCGGATGTCAGACTGGTTCATTACGCACAAGAACGGCCAGGACACGTTCAAGAAAATCAAGTCTCTTTTAAGTGGCAAACAATAGCAGTAACGCGGTTTTTCTATTTTTTTGGTTATAGTCCTCGCCCTTGTCTTCACGCCGTGCGAGGTATTTTTTAAATGATTCTATGGCGGACCTTTCACAGTACATATCTATCGCTGTTGTTCTGGACAAGAGCCAGGTCAGCCCTGTATTCAAAATAATTGATAATAGCAACTACCCGTCTGGCGTTGCCCAAACTATTGCAGGTATCTTGACTGTTACGCAACCCGATGGAATCACCATCGCCAATAGCAATTTTGGGGCGCCGAATATCTACTGGAGTGGGGGGGCGCTTGTTCCCGCTAACCTGGAACTCAGGCTCGATACGAGTAACAGTTTCCAGCGCGGTGGCAGCGGTTACATTGTCATCTATACCGTACAAGCGCCTGGATACACAAATACCGTGCTGACGAAAACGTTCTCCATCCAGTATACGCCGCCGACACTGGTAATCACTAACAACTTCGACATCTTCACCCCTGATCTGTCTGTCCAGGACTCGACTACCTATACGCAGCCGAATGTCAATTTTACCTCCGTGGTACGCGCATGGACGGCAGCGATCATTTCAGTCAATGGGACTACGCAGAATACCACCGGCTCAGGCCAGAACTTTGATTTAAATTACCTCGGGAGCTACTATGATTCTTTATACAACATTGGCCTGACCGTTATCCCGCAGTATACGCTGCCTGGCGCTTCCGGTTTTGTCACCCTCATCGATGAACTGGTAACGGCCGCAACCTATTACGCGCAGATTCCGCCTACGCTAACGGCTTTATTAGCTTCTCTTACCAACGCTGAAGTCTCAGGTTACGCGGCAATATGTGATTGCAATACCTATCAGACCCTGCTTGCTCGCTATAATCTGGCGAGCAATATCTATTCTCAACTGATCTATCGGGGCCAAAGCGGTTCCCTGGCGGGATTGTCCACCTATGTATTTCAGCTAGAGAAAATCTTCAACAACAACGTCAATCCGACTTACGTCAATACGAACCAGATCATTCCGCCATATGATTGGGGTGGTGGGGCTGGATCGGTCGCCTGGTCGGCCATCACGGGAAAGCCCTCAACGATTACGGTTCAGTGGGTAGTTGGCGCTGGAGGATTTCCAGGCGCTGGAGCAACAACGTATACTGATACGCGATTGGCAGGGATTCCGGCTACGCAGGTCTATGTATTCCGCAACGGCCAGCCGCAGTTTACGGCTAATCCAGGAGACGGGAATACCTATATCACGAAAAATTTGAGCGATAATTTTTTAACATTCTCCGCCGCCTTGGGACTCAGCGAAGAAATCATCATCTTAATACTCCCATTATAGTATGAAAAGATTGCTGACCATACTCGCCTGCCTGGTCGCGCTGGCTTCGCGAGCGCAGACCATACAGATTGGCGGAGCGCCTACCGTTCAGGTCTATTTCAAAGGGCAGATCAGAGTAGACTCCTGCGTCTACTTGCCCTTGCGAGACACGACATTTACACCGAGCCAGGTAGGAGCCGTGATCATTAAGTCTTCTAATCAGGGCCTATATATTTGGAACGGATCACGTTGGCAGAACGTTCCCGTCGGCACAACGGCCTGGGGACAGCTTACCGGATCGATCAGTGCGCAAACGGACTTGATCAATCTTTTCAACCTATATCAACCGCTGATTACTCCAGGGTACGGCATCAAGGAAGTCAGCAATACGCTCTCTTTTGATTCGGCGCATGTCCGTAAAGTCGATACCATGTACCGAACCAATGACTCGACGATATCTTATACGATCAATGGCGTCCTGCATACGGTGCTTGTTCGAGGAACGGCAGCAGGGGGGATCAATTCCTTGGTGTTGAATGTCCCAGCAGTGCTCTATGCTACGCCAGTAACATTTTCCAATAGTGGAGGGGCATGGAGCGGTTCGATGATCTTGAATAGTCAGCTATCTAATACTGTGCTCGCTGGCCCAACGATCGGCGCTGCGGCTCAACCTACTTTTCGAACGCTGGTGCTGGCCGATATTCCATCCGGCATCCCAAATTCAACGCTGGCTAATTCTAGTATTGGATTTACGATTGCCAACTCAGGGACTGCGCCTAGCTGGGCGGCGACACCGGTTGCCTTGGGTAATACGGCCGTTCTTAACTTGCCATTTGCCTCCAGTACGACCAGCGGTATCCTATCAAGCACGGATTGGACGAATTTTAATAGTGCAGTGAATCCGCCCGTAACAAGCGTCAATGGTCAGTTAGGTGCAGTCATAACGCTAAGTGCCGATTCTTTGAAGAAATTGCCGATCGATACCTCGGCGGATCGGCAGGGATATGTGCTGACTTTTGATAGTTCGGCACATAAATGGAACCTGACGCCACCAGGGGGAACCGGAGGAGGAACGATGACCAGCGCCGCGATGACCGTACCCAGCTTTTTAAGCGTTGCCGGCACCCCGATTACAACTAGTGGAACCTTTGCTGTAAGTCTGGTAAACCAGACGGCCAATTTTGGGTTCTTCGGTCCGACTAGTGGATCAGCCGCCGCACCTACTTTCCGAGCAATCGTTAACGCCGATTTGCCCACCAGCGGAGTCAGCGCCGGAACCTATAATAGTGTTACCGTAAATGCACAAGGCGTCGTTACAGCGGCAAGCATTGTAGGATCGGGCATCACGTCTTTGAACGGCCTGACGGGGGGCACACAAACCTTTGCTACTGGATCGAGCGGCACTAACTTTAATATCGTTTCTACGGGCACTGTCCATACTTTTAATATACCTCTTTTGAACAGTTCGGATACCGGATTGGTAACTCCCGCACAGAAAGCGATATGGGATGCCAAGGCTACGACGACCCTCCCCTATGAACAAGTACCATATGGCAATCCAAGTAATGTGCAAACAAGCAGCACCCTGATGATTTTCGATAGTACGCAAAATAAGCTCTGTATTGGCTGCAATACTTCTGGAAGTAATGGCATCGTGGGACTGGGGGGAGCCACGGGCACGGCAACCTTTACCTCTAATGGGGGAGCCACCGCCTTAGTCGGCCCCACAACGACCGTCGAGGGAACGGGCGCTAGTGGACAAATAAATTTACAAACTAATGGCACGAATTGGCTCTCGCTCCTTAACACCGGAGAGTTGCAAATTAACGGGGTCAGCGGAACCAGTGGACAGGTGCCTACCTCGGCGGGCTCGGGAAGTCCCATTGCTTGGGGCGGCCCGTTCCTAAGCACGATATCCGGCATCACAGCAGGAGGAGCGTTGGCTGGCACTTATCCCAATCCGGGTTTGGCGGGAGTCATTGCCTCCGGGTCTTGCACGAATTGTAACGTGACCTACAACGCCGCCGGGCAGATCACTGCTGCCACAAATGGAAGCGGCGGCGGGGGATCAATATACGCGATTGGTCAGCTTGGCATTGGTGGTACGGATACGGTAGAGATTATCGATACGGTTTGGAACAGAAAGGGTGCGATTTTCCCCGATTCTACTGCCAAGCCACAAACGGCAGAGCCATCCGTCATCGCAGACGTGAATAATTTTTTACTTGGACTTTCTTCATCCGATACGGTTTTCAAAGATTGGTATACCGAAACGAATGCATCTGGCTATCCACATGTGGCATACGCCGAATCCTTGACTGGTCTTCCGGGGACCTGGGTGAAATATAACCTGGACAGCGTAATCTCCGGGCATTACCGGGGGTCTATTTTACATAATACGAATAGTGCCTTTGGAACCCTGGGATACTACTATTGGGGCGTGAATGTCGCTGAAACGCAGGTCGATGAATATTATTCCTCCACTGGCGGTCCGAGTACCTGGTCGTTGCTGCACTCCGCCGTCATCACGGCTTCTAGTTTAGGATCGTCCAATGTATATAATAGTTGGGTGGCCATTGATCCAGCCAGCAATACCTGGTATATGCTCCTGGATGTAGGCTCAACTACCTACGGCTTTGCCGATTACTTGCTCAGTTCGACCGATGGCGCTGGAGCAGTGTGGACAGCTAACGCGACTAACCCGGTATTGCCACGCTGTTCGGGCCCTTGGTTTACCAAACTCGGTTCGACCTGGTATTGTTGGGGACATTCGACGATGAACGGAGCCGAAATATTACCGACCGATGGATATTGGTGGAGTTCATCCAACCTAACCAATTGGACTTTTTTGGGCTCGGCCCTTCCACGGACAACAACGGCTGAGGGAGTGAATACGACCGTTGGTCAGGTAGGCGATTTATGTCTTGTGCCTCGGTTAAGCAACGTATATCTATTTTATACCGAAACGACCAATGGTAATTCAAGCGGAGGTGCCCTTCCTGCGGTGGCAGTTTATAACGGCACTATGCCTACCTTGGTAAGCACGTTTCAAAATGCGCCGCTAAGAGGGGTGTGGAATAATAACGGCGATGGCTCGATGACTTATAATCAAGGCAATCTATCGATAGGAAGATACGCCTCAAAATTTCCCCTACAAGTGGGCGAAAACCCAGGATTGTTTATAAACGGCCACAAAGGGTCCTCCGTGATTGAAGCAGAAAACTTCATGGGGGCTGACAACTTGGTTTCTGAAGCAAACTTTGGAAACAATCTTTTCCATTCTACCACTGAAGGGTGGCAATTGTACGATTCCACCCAGGTGGGATATACAGTAACAGGCAATACTTCCGGCCTAACCTTCAATTATGCTCCGTCTGGCGCTAGGTTAATAGCTCAACCGATAGCCATGGGGGTGATGAGCAATAACGGCACCTATAATATTTTACAATTAGGCAGCACCGCGCATCCTGGCCAGCTCGTGTTCAACGGCACCCCGGACGGGTCAGCCAATGCTTTGCAAATGAATGGCTATGCCGCTGAGATGGCAAATATGACTACGGGGACAATAAATACCTGGGTATTCAACCAAAGCAATTCAACATCTATACCTAATGGAAATATAACAATCTGGACTTCAAAAAACTTCGCAGCGGGGCTAACGGGCAATAGCAATATTTTTCTTGGAGCGTCCAACACATCTTTGACTGGCGCATCTACCGCCAATATTATTATGGGCGGCTCGGCCGGTGGATTGCTTGGATCGGGTGTTAGCTATAATGTAGCCATCGGCAGCAATGCGTTAGCTAACGACGTCACTGGCAACTTCAACGTGGCGTTGGGTCAGACTGCCCTATATGGAACTACTGGCGCGGCCAATGTCGGCGTGGGCGAGGGGGCGGGCAGAAGTAACACAACCGGCAGTAATAGTATTTATGTTGGACTCAATGCTGGCTATACTGATGGAACAATAACAACCGGTACAGGATTAAGTAACTCAGCAGCTTTTGGAGATAGCGCACAGGTGCTGTGTGCTGGATGCTATGTATTCGGTGGTTCGTATACTGCGCAGAAAAAAATAATGTTCGATGTGCCTACTGCGACAGCCTATGTCACTATCCCATCTGGCCTTGGAACGGCTGGGCATGCTGGCTTCCAATTTTATGCTCCCTCCATCCCAACGACCGCCGCTTCGGGAACTGGTACGACGGCAACCGTTACTTTTGCGGCACAGACCTTTATCCCCTTCGCTATTGGGCAAACGATTGTTGTTGCGGGAGTAAGTCCTTCGGGGTATAACGGTACGGCCGTCGTCACTGCTTGTACACTGACCTCTGTGACTTATTTAAGTGCAGGAACCGGTGCGCAAACGGTGGCGGGCACGATCATCCCTACCGGAAAGCCCAACAGTGCTGACCATTGGGCGGCTGGTCCTAGTGGAGATACGATATGGTGGGTAGGGATGTCTGGTACGCTCTATCCATTAAACTTTCCTGCTGTTAGCGGAGTCACCACTGTAGGATCATTCAATTCCTCTTCAATCGCTAATGGCGCTTCTATTTCCGGCAATACGATCACGTTCGGCCCAGCAGATGGCACCAATCCGGGTATGGTAAAAGCATCGGGCTCCCAAACTTTAGGCGCAACGATCACATTGACAAATGCCCCGGTTCTGACTACTTCATCCACGGTCGGTCAAGTCTGGACAGCTAGCGGTACAGGTGGACAAGGAGGATGGGCGACGCCACAGACAACCACTTCAGGAACCTATACGCCGACCCTCACCAATACCACGAATTTAACATCAAGTTCTCTTTACCAAGCTTATTATTCGAGAAACGGCAATATAGTTCACGTGTCCATTGGTTGTTTGCTAACGCCAACGACAGGAAGCTTGTCTACGGTCCTAACGTTCACGTTGCCGATCACGTCTTCCAATGGTACCCAAACGGGGGCGGGGCAAGGCGCAGTCAACGTCAACGGTACCTCATATTCAAGCGGGATTGTGTCTATTAACTCCACCACGACAGGAACCTTGACGTTTTTACCGGGGGTTTCCGTTGGTAGCAGCGTTTCAAATATCAGTTTTGACTACACACTTTAAAATATATTTATGTCAACATTGTCCAAGCAGGTCGGCCCTGCCGAATACTTGACCCTCTATATTGATAATACAGGTAAGCTTTATTCCAGCTATATCGGTACTTCGCAGGTTGCACCCGGCGGCTCGGGCTCCGTCCAACCGGCTAACGTCCCGGCTGGACTAACGTTTACCTATTGTAACGGCGGCGGACATATGGGTCTAGCTGTTGATAGTAAGGGTAACGTCTGGACCTTTGGAGATAATTCAGGTGGCGCAGCAGGAAATGGGAGCCTTTCTGGAACTTCCGCTCCAGCGCAGTTGCTAACTGATTCCAATGGGAACGCTTTCACTGGCGTCATCCAGGCGCAAGTGGGATTCGGGTGGGTGATGGCCGTGAAGGCAGACGGGACACTTTGGACCTGGGGAACGTTGCCGACCAATTTTGCGGGAAATGGAACAGCGACCGTCGTGCCCTTGAAGCCATTGCAGATCGTGATCCCTGGTAATCGAAAGGCGGTCAAAGTGCAGGCCGCTGGCTGCGTAGAACTACTTTGTTCCGATGGTACAGTTTGGACCTGGGGAGGCACCAGTAACCAGATCGTGGGCACAAATACGAGTGACCTCACCCATCCGCAGGAGGTTGTCCTGCCTGAAGCAGCTATCGATATTGCAGGCGGCAACTACTGGTCCTATGCGCTCGGCGCATCCGGTCAGTTATATGGCTGGGGATGGTATGGAGGGATTTTTTTTGGAACCTATACCGGGAGTACGTTGCTGCCTGCGGCGCTCAATAAGTATATGGGCTTCCCGCTGCCCATTGCGTCCATCTATACTTCCTCTGTGGCCAGCTATTGCATCCTAACGGATGGCAGCTTATGGTCTTGGGGAGACTATAGCGTGGGGGAACTCGGCAATGGCAAGCAAGCTGATCAGTCCACGGTCGCCTGGGCCATATGGCCTAATCCGGGTGCTAATGGCGAACTGGTGCAAGCGATCCCTTCGCAGATTGCGCCAGGGATTAAGTTTACCGCTGTCTTTACAGGAAGCGCGGATGTCTTCGGTTTCTTTGCCTTGGACACAACAGATAACTTGTATTATGCGGGACGGAATAAAGGTAATGTTGCTGGTAACGGAGTGGTCGCAACCGACTATGTCCTGGGCGCGCAGGGATCGCTGCTTCCCAACTCCTGGGACCTGCCGCTGCTGACCATGATCAATCCTTTCAGTGCGCCAATTATTTTGTCACCCTCACCCTATTGCTTGCTCCCAGCCAATGCTGGGACGGCGCCCTGCGTGGGATATACGGGAAGCGAATCCACGCCAGTTGCCAGTGCAGGAGCGAATCAAACCATTGTTGCCCCCATTTCGACAGTCATCCTATCCGGTGCAGGAAGTACCGACAAGGGAGGGACGATCGTTTCCTACTTATGGACCCAGGTCTCAGGACCAAACACGGTGCAGATTAACCTGGCCTCTCTTGTATCGCCAACTGTAACTGGACTGATTCCCGGAACCTATAGTTTTCAACTGACGGTAACCGATAACAATTGGAATACGGCCACCACGACAACGCAGGTTACTTGTAGCCCCGCGATCCCTATACCTCCTCCACTTACCGTGACCGGTGTACAGATAACGCTTTATGGAACGAAACTCACGATTCCTGCCGGACAAGGGACAACGGTAACCCTTTCCAACGGATCGACACTTATATTTTAACCACTAAAATTATAGTTATGCAACCTATTAAAGGAATGACGATGGAGCAGATCGATAGTCACATTGCCGATCACCAGCACCTGCTGGCTGCCGTCCCCGGAGCGGATAAAACCGTTAACCTATGTGGCATTTATAGCGTAGCAAGGCCGGCCATGGTCTTTTTGGAGAGTTTGTTGGGATTCTTTAAGCCGAGTTGGGCGACGGTGCTACAGGCGCTCGTGACTTCGCTGGATGCGGCTTGCAGTATTACACCAACGTCTTTATAATGGTGAGGCCCCAGTAGAAACCGGGGCCGGTATTAAACTTATCCTATGTTTCGAGGGCATCTCTGCCAGATCAAAACTATCATCGGGTTTTTCTGGCCCGACAAATAAATATACAATAATACACCGAATAAAAAAAGCCCCCTGGGATAAAGGGGGCTCTTGAGAGGAAATCACACGAAGCCGAGTCACCAGCTACTAAAAGAGCAGCTAAGATAATACAACGAATTAAAATTCCCTAGTTTTTTTATTGGTATCCACGCGCGGCTTGAGGCCCAAGTCTTTATATAAATATTTCTCCGTTTCGCTGGGGGTGGTATGCCTGCATTGGTGCATAATTTCCTGGATGCTGGCCCCATCCTGGAAGAGGTGGGTGATCCGGGTATGTTTCCATCCATAAAGGGTGTACTCCTCCGAAATGCCGTTCGGTTCCCGGATTTCTTTGCGGAAAAATTCGCTGAGATATGATTCCCGGTGGCAGACCGGACCCGGCTTGCCTTCCGAGCCAAATAGAAACCATTCCCCCGGCATCGTGTCGATCTTCATTGCACGTAGCATAGTCTCCAGTTCTGGCACCATATCGATATACCCGGCTGCGCCTCCCTTGGCCCGGTCAGCCGGAATATATATCTGATGACGATCCCATAGGATATCCTTACACCGTAGCGCTCGGGTTTCCTTGTCAGGCCGCGTACAGGTATAATAAATGACCTGGCAGAACTCGTGAGTTTGCTTGCCGAAGGCCGACGGGTGTTTTAACAGCAGGGTTACTACTTTCTCCCCCATCTCCTTGTCGTAATACATGTGGCGACTCTTGCCAACCTTGGGTTTTTTCTTCAGCAGTTCGGCAGTATTAACCGGCAAGATGCCGGTCTCTTTGCAAAATTCAAAGAAGGTTTTGAGTTTGCCAACCTTATCATTAAAGGTACTTTTCGTCCATTCCTTGGCTTCGTACATGAGGTTCAGCATCTCCCGTAGGTCTGTAGTTGTCAGGGAGGCAATAGAGCCGTCGAACCGGTCCTGCAAGCCTTCGATCAAAATACTCTTGGTTACGCAATGACTTTTCCAGGTATCGGTACCCTTGGGATAATTCTTCAGGAATTTTTCCATGGCACTCGCCACCGTGACAATCTGGACCTGGGCTTGTTGGACAGCTTGTTCTTCTACCTTGATACGGTTATATTCCCTGATTAATTCCTGGAAGGGGTCCAAGGGTTGTTCACGATTGCTCAGGGCATCCTTGACTCCCTGGAGGAGCACCTGGGGATAGTCGGGGTCCTTGATCTTATTGATGTTCTCAAAAACCCGAAAACGAGCCCATTGATTGAGCCGACCAGTAGCGTCTACCCACTCCTTTTTAATGAGGGAGGCGGGAAGCTTTTCGGTGAGGTCACGGGGAATGCGGAAGTAATATTCTACGTACATCCGTTTGCCCTGGACGAGCCTAACCTTCTGGAAATAAACGAATTCTCGTTTTGGCACTGCGTTGGCATTTTTGTTCTCTAAAAATACGAACTTTCTGATTTTCAGCGGCTTAAAATTTCTACGATTGATCGCCTGTATCAACGGACGGTGGTCCGGCGATATGGCATCATTGATTTTCAACGTGTTGGCTGTATACATGTGGGTAGTTTTTGACTGATTTTGGCACTGTGCTGGCACTGCCTTGGCACCGTTTAGGGCAAGAAAGTGAGAAAAATGGAGAGAAAATAAAGGGTAGCCTGCAAGATTTCCCGAAGAGAACTTCTATATATCCACTTAGCTTCCTCGCTCTTTTTGACAAATAGCAGCAGGAAGATATAACCTGCATAAATAAGGCTCGCTGCGATAAAATAAGCGATGGGTAAGTATTGGAAGAACTGCTCTATGCGGTGATTTAAATAAAACATGGTAATGATTTTCGTTGTACAATGATACAACGAAAATTTGAAATAAAAAAGGGGGACCTTCCAGTCCACCCTGCTCACCTCAGGGCATACCCTTTTTTAATGTCCGAAAATGCTTTTCAAATATTCTTCCGTCCCCATTGTAATCCCACGAACGGGGTCATCGTCTTTTCCTTTCTCAACAGCCAAATGCCAGTCCATAAGCAGTCCGCAGGCGACCATGATTAACAATGGGCAATCGCCTTGTTCCAAGACAATCTCCTTGTACTGCTTTTCCAGCGCATAAGTCTTATCTACAGTCGAACGCAGCAACATCCTTAGCGCGCGTTCAGGCGTTATTTGTTTAGTGATATGGTCGTATAGTTCGTCTGCTGTCATATCGAATTGATTATATTTTCGCATACCCGACTACCCCAATCCGCTTGAGCTTCCCAGGGATCGACCAGCAGTCTTTATCCTTGCGTTTGTAGATAGCCATTATAGGCCGCTCGTCCATCATCCGACCCATGATGCCAGGGTTCATATCTTCGATGATCTTCACGTATGCCAAGTCTTCATGGATGTCTAAGTCATCCAATAGTTTCACGTCTCGCAGTTCCTGCTGATCAATGTAGACCCTATATTCCCCAAATGGGAACTGGCGAGGGCCGACCGGAACTCCGCCCCGAGGACTACCCCCCAACTGTTGCCGAAGAAAGTCGGCTAAACTGGACGAATATTTCGTAGCACTGGTATCCCTAAGATCATAGTTATACCTGGAGAACCCGGCGAAATAGCCGGTGGCATACCTATGATCTAAAACCGCATTGCGCATTGTCCATCTGGGCGTTACATAAGCCGGTGCCATATAATGCAGCGAATCGGCGAACACGGTATCGATTGGCATCCTGCTATTCGCCACATAGGTCGTCGTATCCACGACATACATATCTGGTGGAATAAATGAGGGGTATTGTTTTTCTATGGGAGTTACCGTGATATCCGGCTTGTCGTCCGAGAGCGTATTGATCTCAAAGTTGAAGAACGCCGTATCATAAAAGTAGAAACCTGTCAGATGAAACTCTCCATTGCTGTCAATAGGGACTAGCAACCGTCTGTAGGTACTATCCTTGTCAACCAAGATGACCAACTCTTCTCCTTTGGCAAGCTGGTGTTTTCGGTTATTGTAACGGATCACTCCGTTAAATTCTAGCCAGTCGGTTTCATGATGGTTACTAGGATCGTTGTTAGGCAGGAATAAATAGCCGGAATTGATGGCGCAGGTATCCGGGAATTGGGCAAGTAGCTTTTTCAGGCTATCATCGATAATAAGTGGCCCCTGCAAGTGGCGTAATTTTGGCCTACTGCCTGGAGCGCCCACAGACAGGAGCGTGACATAGAAATTAGAGGTATAGGTATATATCCGCACCCAGTATTCGCCAGGTATGGCTGGTGCCACCAAGTAACCTTTAATAGCGGTCTGTGGCATCGGAAAAGTCTTGCGCGACAATAGAAAGGTATCGGTATAAACTTCGACGTACAAATTAGTCTCTTTGTCGCGAATAGGATGCACTTCGAAGTGAACGGTATCTAGCGGAAGGCAGGTGTATTTATCCAGGCGTGCATAGACCGTTGGCCCCGGAGGGATTTGGGCATGCAGGTTCAGTGCAGCAAGACAACAGATGAGGGAGGCTATGTATTTCATCGTTTCTTCTTTTTAATCGGCTTACTCCTGGCTAGTATCATCATAGCCTTCTCAAAACCAATATCGTAATAGATCGTTACCAATTCGATCTGCGACAGCTTCTGTGCAATTCGATGTATTGCTGACTCAATGGACTCCAACCGCTGTGCTGAAGGCTCTTTAACACCAGATACGTATTGTCGCATAAGTGCATAATCTATTTGGGCCTCCTGCGCCACAGCTCGCTGCGACAATCCGCTTTCCTCAAAAAACGCTTTTAAGGTGCACTGTTTCATTTACCGCTTTCTTTTTTCATAGCTGGCGGGAAATTCGAACAAGGTGTCGATCTCTTCCTCCGCTGCTGGCAATTCGGTCGTTTCCTCCGCATCGGGAATCAAGTCTAATAATTCCTCTACCGGCAGCTTCTTAATGCTGTCGGTAACCATATTTCTGATCGCCGTGGGTAATTCTTTTGGTGGCCTTGGAGGCTCATAATTGTCCAGCCAATGGGTCGGCTGAATCCCTTTCCATTTGGCGCGCTCCTTTGGATCGCTAAAAATCGGGTCTTCGAACCGCTCTCCATCATATTCTATACATCCCCTGGCTTCCAGGAAGGGGGGCCGTGGATCATGATAGTAGACAAAGTAATGCCCAGCCCGGAAGGGGCGGCAATCCTTGGTTAATGGGCGTTTACGGAAGAATTGATTGGACATATTATTATTGAATATAGTTATTTTCCCTCACCCACTCGGGATTGTAGTATGTGGGTATGCCATTGTGCTTAATCCAGGGTCCTGGCGGATCACCTATACCGTCCCAGGTCTCTATTGCTAACTTAGCGGGAGCCAAATCAGCAAAACAATATCGACCAGTATAGTTACCATCCGCATCAAGACCATAAAACAGTCCTATTGTAAAAGTCATTGGCATCAATCCGCATAAACCTCTTCCGTCAATATAGCGCTTGAAACTATATGCCTCAAACCCTGCATTGGTCTGTGCCCGAATCAGCAGGGGTACCACCTCATCGGGAATATTGGTTAAGAATGAGTAGGCCATATTGAGCCGAAGGGAGGATACGAGCCCCCACGAGCTAATCTAGTATAAGCTCCATCGATATCATCGATGCCGTCTACCAATTCCGGCACTTCGGCTTATTATTTTTTCCAGGGTATTTCCCTATTAAGTTCTTTGCAGGTATCCAGATAATCATCCACCGCCTCCTTGAACACATCTTCCAGTCCTTTAATCGATTCGGCTTCGTAGTACACCAAGTCTGTAATATTCAGGATTTCCCCAAACCATTTTTGATCTTCCAACTGGTACCGAACAGACCCTTTGAAGTTCAAGTATTCGAGTTGCTTTTCTTTCATCATTTAAGTATTAATGAGGAGCTATTCGCATCGTCCTGCTTTCGGACGTTAGACCGGGCAATCGCAGCCCCCACGCTTATTCCCTCACCATCGTGCTGCGAGGTGGAATCGAACCACCCCCCAACAGGCTATCAGTCTGTTACTCTAACCGATGAGCTACCGCAGCATATTCTCTGCCTTTTCCGCAGCAAGCTTTAATATATCCTTCCATATGATTAATGTTAAAGGATCGTTAAAGTGCAACACATCCCCATTATCCAATTTAATAGTTACGGATTTGAGTTGCCCATCACCTGCTGTTCGTAATATTTTAATATCTTGATCATTCATGTTTTATGGCTTTTTTCTTAGCAGCATTTTTCTTCACTCGTTTTTTAAGCGTTTGCTGCGCCGTACTAAGGGGCTTCTTTTGTTCCACCGTTTTTGCATAACACCAAATCCGGATACCGATCTTCCTATCATGGGTACTAAATCCTACCTGTGCGAAATAATTAAATGCCTTTTGTGTTTGCTCATATGCTTTAAGCCAATAGCGAAATTGAGTAAGGGTTTCTTTTGCCTTTTCCGTCTTGAAAAATAAACTCTTCTTGTCTGTCAACATAATGAGGTCCGGAAATAATTGGTCATAGAGACTCGGCGCCTTTCGCCGCGCCATTGGAATTCCTTCTTCATGTTCTACTTCAATTTTCATATCCAGTTGGATTTTGCTAAGTGAGTCGATTTTATCTTTCATGATTGTGCATTTCAACCGTAAAAAAGGGCCAGGTCGTATCCTGCCTGGCCCCAAACGTGATCCCAAATCACGGGCAGATTTTCAGTCTGCTGCTGATTTTCAAGTCAGCGTGACGTTCGCAATGTTTTCAAGCTTACTGAGGCTAAAATGCAGAATGATCTAGCCGCTGTATCTACTCGGCCTCCGGATCGAATGATCTGGAGGCCGAGACAGGATTCGAACCTGTGCCCTTCCGCTCTGGTCAGCTTGACACCACGATCTAACATACAAAGCTGAGGCTTTTGACGCGAAGCTAAAGTTGATTTAACTAGAATCGTGTTAAGCTAAGGCTAAAGCTAAGGCTTTGTCAAATTGTTCCACGATGCAAATACCCGAATATTTTTTTCGCCGTTAATTCCGATTCCACCATTGGCGTTTCATTGGCTGTGACTAGCGCTTCCTTCACGGACGCTTTTAGCATCGTGAGCCTGCGCAGCAGACTGGCCCGATCAGCATGACTCCATTCCCCGCTAAACTTCTGCATGGTCTGTTCCCCTAAATACACTTTCGTATCACTGGACTCCTTAATAGGTGTATACGGACTACCGGCCTTCAGTTTCTCCACATTCGGATCGGGGAGGATAATCCAACCTTTAATCGTCGTGTTATGGGGTAGTTTCTTGATGTCGGTTTCCCACAACTTCTTTTTTATGCCTTCCGGATCGGTAGTCTCCTTCCAGTTCTCTGTATCACTACGCACAGGCAGGATAGAATACATCTTCAGTAATTCAGGACTATTTAAAAAATCATTGAGCCGCATTAGCTCGCAGGTGCTATAACTGCCAAATTTCTGCCCACCGACGATAAGCTCAGCTTTTGGCCCGGAGGCATTCGTAGCCTCAATGTTAAAACGGTGAGTAATAAACTCGTCGGCTGTGTCTTCAAACCATTGCAAATATTCATCGACCGACGATTGCACTTTTTCGTTGCCGCTCATGTTGGGGAAATCATCCGAACCCGGTGCCTTCGTATAAGTCTTCTTAGTGCCCCTGAATATCTCCTGTTTATGCGTGAAAGTATGTGCATATGTTTGAATCATCATTTTGAACTGCGCACCAGTATGTTCGGCTCGCGCAAGGAGTACATTTAATTTCATTGGTTATAGTTTTGTTGCGAAGTCGGGAATCGAACCCGAATTCTCGGGTTATGAGCCCGGTATCCTACCGTTAGATGACCTCGCGATGTTGGTTGGTATTTGATAGCAACGAGTACCGTCCAACTCCCATTTGTGGTTACTACTGCTTGTTATCAACCGTTCTTTAGCAAGACACACATAACGGCTATTTAGATAAGAAGGCGCATAATCCCAGTGATGGGCAAGTCACTACTGTTAAGTAGTAGCTTGTAGAGTTCGCATACCAACCAAGTGACTGGTGTCCGGGATTACTCCAGGAGCGCCGCCACACTATCATCAAATTCAATATCTGTTAAAATTCCTAAGGCGATGGCCTTGCGAAGACTACCTGCGTATTGTTCAGCCTTCTTGGCATATTCCAACGCCTTTTCTTTTGAGATCGTGGGGACGGTATATTCCTTGTCTTTCTCTCGCTGCCTATTTGCACGACGTTCATACCGGTCAACCTTTTCTCCTTTGGCGGCTTCGCGCCATCTTTTCGAAGAGCGGCCAGCACCCCCCACCAGCTTGATCGCCTCTTCCAGGGGCATCGCTACTTCATTAATCTGCACCATTACGGTTAAGTTATATTGCGATTGCAGAGTTTGCAATTTGGCAACCGCAGTTTCCAGTTCCATGATGCGTGCCATCAACGCGGCAGGGGATGGCTTTTCTTCACTTTCAAATTTGTATAAGCTTTCTTCAAAAGTAGAATTGATGGTCGTCAACTCCAACATTTTTTCTTTGAGCACTTCGCGAATAAGATGCCCATTAATTTTGGTCATATAGCGGGTAGTTTTTTTGGTTAAAAGAGTCCCCTGTAGAAACAGGGGACGATAATGTCTGTTAAATACCAAGTCTAACCTTCTATACCTGGCTACTGCCAAGTAGGAACTTAATGCCCCTCTTTTAATAGTTTACTCTTCATTCAAAACTGCTGCCAAAAGTCAATCTTCATCCTCAATCAAAAAATGTCCTTGCTAAAACTTAAAAAGAACTGTTGGTTGCTGATTGTAACTGTACTCTTGCTTTCTGTTCGAAATGGATTTCATTAATTAAAAAAAGTCCCCCCAACTACATACTCCTGGGGAGTTGGAACGTGGGTTCAAGATAATAAGGTTTTTGGAAATACGCAAATTATTCTGGGTGTTTTTTAAGTGTTCGCTTCAATTTTTCCAAATATAAAATACCGTCCATTAACTCATCTTGTGCATGCTGAATCCAATCCTGCATAGCTAGGTCTTCGCGATCCAAATTTGTACCGTACTTTTGCTCGCCATCCTTGGCTCGTACTACGAAGCGTCCAATAATAGCCAGAACTATTGAGTCTGGCTCGAACTCTTTTTCCATCAAAAATTATTTTGGGTGTTTTTTCTCGCGGTAATATCTAATTAAATGTGCCACCAATGCCACAATGTTAAAGCATATCATGACCAGCGAAAATATGGCAAAGCCGCTACTACCATTACGCCAGCGTTCACTTAAATAAAAAGATATCCAAATTAAAATGCCTAAACTACAATAGACAATCCAATCTTTATGCGTCTGCGGGGCGGACAGGTATTTCATTTAAAAATTATTTATGCATTCAATCTTACTCATCGTGAGCAAAGACGGGGTCATACCAGTTTCCAGTTCCTTGCGCAAGTGAGCAAGCCACGCTTCCATTTCGGATTGATGCGGCAAATAATGCCGATCACAATTGGCCAGCAGTTTATTCAAGTGTGGCCCGCTCTTAACCGGTCGGTCCAATGCGTGCCGGTACGCAGGTAATGATACGCTGCGGCTACTGTCCAACTGCGGTTACTCCCACTATGGCAATGCAAGTATACTCGATCATTACGACGCTCGGCCTCCCATAAGATCACCAGGGCGCCGTAAATACTATTCATACCCATGTCCTTCTTGCCTTCACTCATCGGAAACCAAAAATAGCGGGTCTGGTGATACATCGGCGCTTCACCTGCGTACCAGGCGCCAGATACATTGATTACATAGGCGTAATCCTCCGCTCGCCATTCAGCCATCTCAGGGTTAGGATATGCGCCCACCTCCAACTTGTGGTCGAACCATTGCTTGAATTTCATGTAGTCGGCGCTCATTGTTTCCCCTTTTTTTCTGGCGGCGCTTTTAGATCCCTTAGCATTTGGCCTACGGTTCGGGGTCCGCTTCCGTCTGGTTTATTTTTTTTTTAGTGGTCGGCGGATTTAGCCAAACGCGGCAACCTTTAACCAGTTCACCTTCATATTCCTCTACGCATTCCAGGTAAACCCATCGATCTTCTGCTATTTGCTCCCTGGTCTTAATTTCGTCAGCGATCCATTGCCTTTTTATTCCCGCAACAGATGACTTTAACTTTTGTTCTGTTTTGTCCGGCGCAAAAAACGAGTCTCCATCTACCATTTTATATAGCGGATATTTCGCCATTGGTTTTGATGGGCGGAAATCTTCTGGAAGCGGGTGATGTTTGTCGATCTTGAATGCCATATGATTGTTTTTAATAATTTACATGTCTTCCTTTGTCATTGGGATATAGCTCCATCACCAGGTCGCTCTGCCAACACTCCTTGGTATCTACGTCCATGATCGTGAGCTTACCCCTGCCGCCAGCGCCAGTATCGATGTTGTATACGCCACCATGATACATCGGGTTCGTGATGGGTTCACCGGCCGGCAAGATGAATCCATTAAGCGTCTTGGTTTCCTTCGTTGTCCAGATCGTCGTTTGCGTATGGCCAATGAATATTTCGTTGAACTTATCCTTGGTCTTCAACCGTACATTTCCCTTACAACACATCGCCTGATTCCATAGTTCACGGTTCCAATACAATTCAACCGGATTGATCCGCTTCATATCTTCAATCAACATAGTCCGGGTATATCCGCCATGCACGTAGAGCCGGTGATGCTCATCTACATAATATAATACCATATCATTGAAAAACTGCTTATGCGATACCGGTATATCGCCAGGATTAAGTGACGTACGATAGCCATGATATCCCTCTTCAATCATGTCTTCCTTCCCGATCTGGCGCAGGTAGGACCTGGCCGTGGCACTTCCCCCTTGCATCCAGGGGCCAATCGGGTCACCATGGAAACCGCTGACGAGCCAATCCCGAAACCATACATCGTGGTTACCCAGGATATCGATCCGATTCTTTACCTGTAAAATCACTTCCACAGCTTCATAGACGTAGGGCCAGCCGTCGCACATATCCCCGATGAAGATGAGGCGATCATTCTCCCGGTCGAAGCCACTCCTTTCTAGGCATTGTGTAATCGCTTTGGCCGCTCCGTGAATATCACCCATGACTAGTGTTCTCATCTGTACTTGTTTTTAGTTGCTGCTGTGATATCCTCACGCGTGGAAAATTGTAATACCTTATATTCGATTCCGCTCGCCTTCCTCATTTGTTCAGCCACATGAAACATCATTTGTACGCGCTCTTCATCCGCACATACCATCGGCGTGCACTTTCCCAAATCATCTAAAAAAGCCCAAAGGCCTTCATCTCCCGTCACTGGGTCGATTCCTACAATAGCCGTTATACTTGTCATTACTAATCCCATATTAACCTCCCCATTGAACGGTGTAACCCAATCTTTCCAACAGTAAAACAATGTCATCTTTCTTGTATACAACCTGATCAGGATTGTCTTCGGCACATCGCTCCGCATGCTTATGAATGGCAAACAGAATATGCGCCATGTTGTTGGCCTTTGGCAGTTGCTCTCTTAGCTGCGGTATCGTCACACGATCCTTGCTCTCCATTGGATAATACAGGCGCAACACTTTCTCCGTGTCCATAGTGATCCGATCTTCCATCTTATTATAAGTCTCCCGGTGGCGCTCCATCATCCAGCGTTGCAGGTCGTCTGTTAAGGCCTTTATGACTATGGCCCGACGCCAATGCACATACGTTAAAATGGCGGTGACTAGCGTACTAAAACCCATAGTTGTTGAAATCCACTGCGCGGTATTCATTTCCTGTAATATTTTGGATTGTTACCTTCCCAGTCCCTGTACTTCCAGTCACAAAGATCATATTGGTTAACGATCGATCGTAGTCGATCTGGATATACCGGCTCTTGCCCCGGATAATCATGCAATTCGTCGCGGAGCCAAATATATGTATACCACTTTTTGGCATACTGTCCGCTTATCTGCCGACACCTGTGTCTGAACGATCTACTACAAACTTGCTTCATTCCTGGACTATGATCTTTGAGCCAGGGATGCTTTTTTCTACTTCTGGACATACGCTGAGTTTATTAGTGCAATAGCTGCACCTAATAAAATCGGGCGGCTGGATTAAGGATCATGTTATAATTATTTATACATCTCATCTAGGCATTTCGATTTGCGGACTCAAAAGCTCAGGCTCTAACTTGTCATTTTTTTCTTTGTTGTGCCAGTGATTCCAGGCCCTGAATATCCACCGCCAACGAATATCCCTCGCTCTCTCCCCATTGCCAATTCCCTTCCGCGCAAAATCATTGAGCACTTTGTACAGCTTTAAAATTTGCCAGTCCTTCCCCTCTCTAGTCATGTCTTCGCCAGAGGCAAGTTTATCAAGAAAATAAACGGCTTTTGTCTGATCGATCTTGTAAAATAAAAAATAAATCACACTCCAAAAAGTCTGATTGATGAACTTGGCATCATATTCCTTGCGCCCATAATAAACCATCGCATGACTGATTGCGTCATCGGCTAGCGTCTTGTTAGCTTTAACCTTACACCAATCTATTACTGTCTGGTGCTCGATCGTATGACCGACTTCAACATTCACCGAAACTTTCCGCTGCGTAGTCAGGTATATTATTGTTTTAGCTGTGGAAGCCAGTTGATTGACGTTAACAAAGCCGGCTGTCGTTAGGGCGTCCTTCAGTGATTTTAACCGACCAACATCAATAGCTGCATGTGCTTCGGGGTCTATACCACATTGTATATGGAATATCTGCTCCGTGTCGCTCATGTCCACCGCCGCAAGCTCCTTTTGACCGTCGATCAAGCGCCCTGTCAAATCAATTTTAATAACCGCGCCAATCCAGAACCATTTGCCTCTGCGCATTAACATGGCATATCTTTTCAGATCATAGCGAGCAACGTCCCTATTGCCTACATTAAGCGTCAATAAATCCCTGGCCATAAGTCTATTGATGCGTATGAAAGGGATCAGTGTATCTTCCAATTTCGCGGCCTTATTGGCTTTATTTACCCGTTCGACTATGTCTGTTTGGAGGACATAATCAGGATGGGGGCGTAAATCGGCAACGTGGCGGTGACTACTCATTATTATTGTTTTGGTTTAGAATCAGGCTTCTCGATACCCAGTAATTCGATTTGAAAGTTATTTTTGGTGTCGTATTTGATAGGTTCCTTCCATGGCTTTACGCAGCACTTTATATACGTTATTCCACCCGGCTGTTTGGCGAGTTCTTTTTCAAGATTAAACGCTTCTACCACTTTGATGCCAATGGTGGCCTGTGAAAAATCGGCCATTCGGCCCGCTTTATTGATGGTGATGGTATAGTTGTCTTGATAATCACGCATGTGGATATTATCAAATAAAGCGAGGAGCACCCTTTGGTTTTTTCCAGGAATTTCCGGACCCAGCCCAACCAAAACGGAGCGATAGAGTAAATTATTTTGTATAAAATAAGTACCAAAACTTATTTTATACTTCCTTTTTTTATCGAGCGAATCGGCAGATGCATTGTAAGCCGTAATACGAATATCGTAATCGATGTCCAATTGCCGGCCCTTGAGGACGCGACTTCCAAAATCCCAACCTGGAAAGGCTTTCAAAAAGTCAGCCATGCCAGGCAAATCATCTTTGTCTCCGTCTTCATCATCGAATATAACTTCCCGCTTTTGGGCGGGGGAGGCAGCAGCAGGCTTGTCTTCACGTGGCAGGAATTCCATGCGGGTAAAACGCTCCGTAGGAAGGGAGGGGGGAGCGGGAAGGGGATCGGGGGCTCCTTTCGGAGGCAACCCCAAATCCCCGATGGTAGGTAAACTTCTGCGGACTTGTTTTTGGTAGGTGATCTTCTTTGCCATGAAATATAATTTGGATTTTTTATGGAAGAGTATTATTTTTAATACCCTTCGTGCTTAAATCCTATTACATGGCTAAGAAACTGACCAAGAAGAAAATTAAGATTGTACTGCGCCTTTCAACTTATCTTCTTCCGCCGAGACATCTTTCACTATTTCCCTCAACCTTGTCTGAGGGTCTGATGGACTCTCTAACTCGGCCAACCGCCGAAGTACAACATTCCCAAGCGCCGTCATCCGAATAAGTTGGTTCGAAAAATCTTCCCATAAACCAGCTTCCTCCCGCTCAATGGTCTTCCTGCCATGTAAAAGAACTTCGTAATGTATTTCCAGTCGCTTAATAAACTTCGGGGCCGGAGGCTTACCATTCTCCTCTGCTTTCAACCGTCTGCTTAGGTTACCGGCTCCGATACCCGTCTCCATTTCTATATCTTGAAGGCGCTTGCCTCCCGCCGCTTTGGCGCGAATTTCGGCCACCAGCGTTGCCAGCGGGCCGATTTTTTGTTTTACCATGTTCGTGTCGATTTTTTTTACGTGATTATGAAGGTGGACAATATACAGGGTGGAAAAATAAATCTGTCATTTGACAGTATTTTTTGTCGTTTTACAATTATATTTGTCTAAAGCATACGCAATATAGAATGATACAATGAAAAAGACAAATTTTCGGAGAAAAAAAAATAAAAAAAGACAAGAAAAGTTGTCAGAAGAGGAAATCCAGGTGTTGCGGCGTATGAATTTGGGCTATGGTTGCTTCGTGCGCAATGCCCGCCAACTCAAGATGCATCACAATACTTACCGGTATATACTGGATCGGGGTTATGGTACGAAAGAAAACGTAGAAAAGATACGAAAAAAACTCCTGGTATATGAAGATAGTCCACATTAACCGCGAGGTGATCAGGCGTGATAATGACCGTAAAGTCTTTGCCGACTTGCTTCGCGCCAAAATGGAAGACCGGATCAGGCGAAGGGCACAAAAAAAGTACGCTGCTCTGCTTGAGAGACAGCGTACTAAATCATAGCCTTTCGCATAAAGCCGAACGCAATAATACAATACTATATGATCCTGACCAAACATTTTTCCTTCCCCTCCGGTAACAGTACTGTGAACGCCGTAGCGCAGCTTTATGACGACGGGACCGTTGGCAACGTCGATATCGAAGCCGTCTGGTTCATGGGCCAGGATATGCTCGCCGATTACCAGCATCTGCTCAGCCATCATGAAAGCGAACTTCGTGAATTGATCGCGCCGCTCGTAGAAATGATGCTCGTGCGCTACAAACGGGAAGCGATGAAGCGTATCCATGACATTCAGCAATGCGCTGTCACTCACCTGGACGATCACTTAAATTAAATATATATGTCTAATCTAGCTGTACATAATGATGGGATGCTCGCCTCCTTGGTACTCGGCGGGGACCTGGCCAAGATGAATGACGGGATGAAGGTGGACTACTACCGGCGCTTCTGCGATAGCTTGGGGCTCAATCCCCTAACCCAGCCCTTCAAAATCCTCAAGTTCCAGGGCAAGGAAGTGCTCTATGCGACCAAGGATTGCACCGAACAGTTGCGCAAGCTCCATGGGGTAAGCGTGATCGAACTAGGTTCGGACTTCCAGCCCCAGGTGACCTATATGGTTACCTGTAAAGTGAAGGATAAAGATGGGAAGACCGATGTGGCCACGGGCGTCGTATCCATTGAAGGGCTCAAGGGCGAAGCCTTGGCTAACGCGATGATGAAGGCGGAGACCAAGGCGAAGCGCAGGGCTACGCTATCGATCTGCGGCCTGGGGATGCTCGATGAATCGGAGATCGAAACCGTGGACGCGCACGCAACGGTTGTCTCCGTCCCCTTGGAGCCCGATAAGCGCAAGATTAGCGAAAAGGCATTCGGCGCGGCGATCGAGCGCATCAAGGCGGGTGAACAGGACGTGATCGGTAAGCTCCGGGAATCCTTCCACCTGAGCGACGAACAGGCCCAGGTATTATTGCAACTGGAAGACCTTAACCAGGTACCCGTATGAAAGATAAACCACCACCGCCTGGCTGCTTAGTACCGATCCTTTACCTGGTCATTCTTATTTTTTTACTCTACATAATCTTTTGCTAATGGAAGAATATGAATTGGACATCGCGGGCATCCACTTCCGGGGCTCCTTCGCCTACATCCTTTGGGTGCGCGATAGCCTTGAACCGAAAGCGGACATCTATGTGATCAAGCAAAGTAAAATGAATCTGCCGCCCATTCGGGTGACCAATGATAGCCATTATGAACCCAAAACCAACCTGGAGAGAAGAATACAAGCGATTGTACAAAGAGCATATCACCCGGAAATACCCCAGCTTCCCCCCAATCGAGCCCAAAATCCCTACCGATCGAACGGCTAACGGGCTGACGCAGTTGATTATTAAATTCCTCGCGTGGAAGGGTCATTATGCGAACCGGATCAGCACGCAGGGGCAGGCGAGAGCAGATGGGGGCCGCATCAAATGGACGACCAGCCATACCAAGCGAGGGACCCCGGATATTACAGCGATTATTAGCGGGCGTTCAGTATGGATAGAAGTGAAGGTAGGCAAGGACCATCTGAGTGATGCCCAGGTAAAGCAGCAGAGCGATATTCAGGAGGCTGGTGGGATTTATTATGTGGCTCGGGACATGCAATCGTTTTACCAGTGGTACTATTGGTTTATTGTGACGGACAAAAAATTATTGGATGATCCGGACTTGTATACAACGCTTGACTAACCAATCAACCCATATATGAACCATGCCCGAATCGCTCAGCGCCGTATGGCAACAGGTGACGGACCTACTCGCAGCAGGGGTATCGCTGATCCCTGTACGCGACCGGGAGCAAGATGGAAAACCAGCGAAGACGCCGTATGGGCAGTGGAAGCAATTTCAGCAGCGAAGGGTGAGCGAGGAAGAGTTATGGCATGGGATGGAAGAACATGGAACCTGCGCTGTAGCCATCATCTGCGGCGCGGTGAGCGGCAACCTGGAGGCGATCGATATTGATGTGAAGAACTGGCCGGGGATCGATGCACGCCTGTTCGAAGCGATCCGCGAGATTTATCCCTTGCTCTGGACAAGGCTGCGCATTCATTCTACGCCCTCCGGTGGCTTTCATATACTGTACCGGACGGATCAGCCGTCTGGTGTGGGTAACCTGAAACTGGCAACGGCTGTGGGTAGCAGTCTTGCCGGAATCGAAACAAGAGGGGAGGGCGGCTATATCGTCGCTCCTCCCTCCTTGGGTTACCAGGTGTATCGGGATCAGCCGATACCGGTGATTACTATCGAGCAACGCGAGAGCCTGGTCAACCTGGCTAGAAGTTTCAACGAGAAGATCAAGATCGCGACGCCGGTCACGATCAGTAAACCAGAAATGGATTATTATGAAGAAAACCCGTTCGAAGCGTATAATCATTCACATTGCGCTGAAACAGTTTTGCTTGACTTCGGGTGGACCGCAGGAGATCACAATCAAGCTTATCAATATTACTGGCGACCCGGTAAAAGTGCTGGTATCAGCGCCAGCTTCAATAGACAAACCAGAATATACTATATATTTACAACATCCACTGGACTCGATGCCGAGCGGGGATACCACCCTGCAACCCTACTGGCAATCCTACGATTTGGCGGAGACAAAAGAGCAACCTATTCATTTCTGGTTCAACAAGGATACGGTAGACTCCGACCACATATCGAACAAGGAATAATCAAACGCGGCGAACCGCTTCCGGCCAATGCTTCAGCGGCCGCCAAGGCATTTCACGTGGAACAGCAGACGAAGTTTCCACATGGCATTTACTGGAATACGAGTAAGGCCGGAAAGACAATCATCAACCGAGAGAAGTTATACTCGGTAGCCAGCGCGCTGGGATACCGCAATTATCAAGGACAGCTTGTCCTGATAGAAGGTTATACAGTTACGCGCACCAGTCCGCGCGCCTTCTACGATAGTCTGAAGACCTATATTGGCGAGGTGGAAGAAGTGATCAACGTCGCCGAAGCGTTCTTCCAATCGGCTGGTGAATTCTCCATCACCCGGATTGAACTCTTTGATGAAAATCGCCTAATGAAGTCTACCAAGACACTATCCTATAAATACTTCCGCAACGGTTACCTGGGCATTACTGCCGATAGTGTCAATTTCTATCCCTATTCCCTGCTGAGTAATCACTGGCTGGTATGGGCTACCGATATTATCCCGCGCGATTACCAGGCGGCTGAGCTAGATCAGCAGGGACTCTATTATCAATTCCTCTCGCTGGCCATTGGCATCTCTACCTATCTCTGGCGGATCATCGGCTACCTCACGCACGATTATAAAGACGAGAGCATGGCTTATATCATCCTGCTTGTCGATCAGGCTGCCAATCCCAGGGATGGAGGCGGCACGGGCAAGAATATCTTTACGAACTTGCTCGGCCACTCTACTACGCTCAAGAACATCGCCGGGGTGCAGGCACAGTTCAATGAAAAGTTCCTCCAGGCCTGGAATTTTGAGCGGGTGCTGGCCCTCAATGATGTCCCGAAGAACTTCAACTTCTTATTCTTAAAAGAACCCTCCTCTGGCGCGGCGATCCAAAAGAAACTGTACAAGGATGACCTTGTCATTTCCTCCGATCAAATGTGCAAGTTCGTCGTCTCAACGAACTACTCTTATGATATAGCAGATGGAGGATTGCTACGTCGTATCATTCCACTGGAGTTCACGCCATTCTTTACTTTAGCTAAAGGCGTAGATACGCACTTCGGTAAGCTATTCCCCTACGATTGGGACGCCCACCAGTGGCAACAATATGATAATATTATCATCGGATCGATTCAGCATTACCTTGCTGGAGGGGGTAAACTGCAACCAGGGCGTCTGAGTGACACCGGATGGCAGAAACAGTTCGATCAGCATTATAACCCCTATACGCGACAGTTTATTGAAGCCCATATTGAAGCGTGGCTGCGCTTGTCCTTTGTCACCAACGACCAGTTCAATCAACACTACCAGCACTATCTGATTAAAGAAGACCTTGATTCCCGCTACCGGTTGTCACCCGCGCGGATGGCTGAAGCCCTTGACGACTGGGCGGAGCGACATAGCATTGTCCTGCTACAAGAGCAGATACGTCGAGAACTATATGACACCGTTAGAGGCAGAGTGTTTAGCAAGGAAGTGGCGCCGTTCTAAATAAAAGGCCCCCATGGAAATGGAGGCCGCGTTTCTTTTGCTATCCATATTAGGTTCTCGTTCAGAACCAAAAAATAGAAGTCGCTTAACCCCCTTTCGGGCGGTGCGACGATGCAATATATAATAAAGTTGGTACATTAAAAAGCCTCCTGTAGAAACAGGAGGCGAATTTTTTCATCTTCAATAACTAATTGGCTACAAATATACAATTGGAATTTAATATTGCCAAAACAAAAGAGCGGCCTACTACAGGCCGCCCTTTTTCATTAAAACGTAATCATCGAAACTACCAGGCCTTAACCTTCACATGAGAAAACAAAACTTTTAAAAACGCGAGAGGCCCCGATTACAGCCAGCACCTCACGGGAAGGGCTAAACGATTGCACAGTGTCGTTCTATCCAGTTGCCTGTCCGACCTACACAGGTCCTCTCATTCGCCTGCCTACAGTGTCTTTGAGCTTAGACTGCCGTTGTAACCAACGGTGACTGTATCAGTCCATCGTTTGCGCTCACTGGTTTCCCTGTTACTCTCGCGCTTGGAGTTGGATGCTCCATATTACTTCTTAACTTTATAGATAGATGCTTTCGTTTCATTCGCCTTTACTTCTGCCAGCACTGTTTCAATAGCGGCTGCTATTCTTCCCATCTGTGATACGCCATAATGCGATTTATAAGGCTGATCTTTTTTGATTCTTCGTCTGATCTCCTTTAACCATGCAATTAATGTTCGGTCTGCTTTCCATTGATTGCATTCAAAACAACAGGGTACTCTATTTTCCTTATGATCCAATCCTCCCCTGGAGAGGGGGACAACGTGATCCTTCGTTTTCTCCAGGGTCTCGTCAAACTCTCGACGGCAATAACGGCACCTTGCTTTGTACATAGCAACTGCCTTCATCTTGCCTTTGTATAGCGCTTTGTCAAATGTTGATTCCAGCCAACGATCAAATGGCCTAAACTTCGTTGGCCATGCATCTATCCACTCATTCATGTAATCACGCAACAGGCGAAGTTTACGTTCAGGCTTAATAATTCTCATCGAACCAGGGATCGGATTCGAACCGATGTACCAGGTTTTGCAGACCTGGACCTAACCGCTCGGCCACCCTGGCATACAGCCCCGATCGATACGGGGCTGACTGGTTGCTTACCTCGCACTAAACCACTAGTGAGAGACTACAATGATACAATAAAAATAATACGATGCAAAGAATTCATTCACCTTTTTTTAGTGTTTCTTTATGATGAAAGTAGTCGTATCACCGGTACCTGGCTTCATCGCGGTGAGCGAATCGAAGTACAGCATATCGTGAAGCTGCTTGTCGTGATGATCAATAACCGTAGCCAGATCACCCATCTTAGCGGCTAATATCATAATCGCAATGACTACAGCTAAGAACCATAGTGCTCCCCAAATAAAAAGTGCTTTCTTCATCTTGTATAGTTTAGTTTTTGTCTACATGGTGATCATGGGCATGATGGGCGTCATCTGTATGGAAGAGTCCTGCGATAACAACTCTTGCAGTGACTTCAACGATCCGCCTGCATGGCGTTCCTGCCGATCTTTGGAGACCTGGTAGGCTAGGATCGCATTGGTGATCGCCAATAAAACCATACTCACCGCGAGTACAAGGTACAGTTTTTTATTATTCATGGCTTTGGTTTTAGTTCATATGGTTCGCTGAGCACGTCTACTGATATCCTAAATAAGGCCGCTACCTTGTGGATCATTGGGCGTGAGATCATTTTCTTATACTCGATTATTCTATACACGTACGCTTGATCGATCTCTATCGTGCGGCTAAGCTCCGATGTTCTTATGCCTTCCTCTTGCATCACTTTCTTAATCAGGTCGATCGGGTCGCTATAGGTAGGCAGCGTTCTATCTCCGATATATCTGGCTGCGAACTGATCACGCCACTCGTCCATGGCTCGAAAGATCGCGTCAGTCTGCTTCTCATCGAAGCTGCCATATTTATGCAGGATTTGTCTACGAGTTAAAGCGCGCATATGGTTAGGTTTTAAGTAGGCTCTTTATTGTCTGGATCGCTTGGCGTAAACTCTATCAGATCAAATATTACATTTGCATCTACTCCCATCACATCGCGCATGATCTTGAGAAAACGCATGTTCGGGATTTCGATGACCCCTGAATTCAACTGCGAAATATATGATTTTGAAAAATCATGCATATAAGCTAATTCCCATTGTGTTATCTCCATCACATGGCAATAATGCCTGATGATAGTGGTGAAATCTGTGAGCTTTTCCGCTGGCCATTCAATAGGATGCAATTTAATTTCTCGGTGACTCAACGCCAGCTTTTCAATACTAGCCAATTTGTCCAATGCTTCCCTGGGCACGCCCATTTGTTCTACCATAAAATCAGCAAGACGCGGGGACGGATGGTGCCCGTTGCGCATAGCCGATATGGACGATGGGGCAATCTTAGCGCTACTGCTGAGATGGACCACCTTACATTTATTCATATAGCAATAATAATCTAAGATTTCGCTATAACTTGCCAGTACCTGTGGTGGAAAATCAATCGGCTTAATTTCCTTGCGAATCATCGACAATATATTTAACGAGCTCTTCGATTACGCGGCCGATGGCCGCTTGGCGGTTCTGCTCAGGCGTCATGCTAATAAAGGTTCCTTGCGTCAACAAGGGCGTCTCCAGCACTTGTTCGAATCGCCACAAAATATCCAAGCTTATATTTAATCCATGCTTTAAAATCCGACGGACATAAGCATCCGTCACACCCATTCTTCGGGCTAGTTCGGCTGGCACCATCCCCCTCTCCTCCATCGCCTGCTGTATCCGCGCGGCAAGCTGCTTGAGACGTTGAACGGTTTCATTGGACAGTGTAGGTGAATTCTTCATTGTGGATAGATTTCATGTAAACAATTATCTGTCACTCCGAGGCTCTTCAGCCCGGACATAAAGGGCAATCCCTGTTTCTTCCTGTTACGTAGCATGCGCTCGGCGTACTTGTCATTACGCTGCAAGGTAGCTGATTCAATACGCTGGATGATATAATCCTCTTCCTTCAGCTTGGCGAGGGGCCCGGATTCCATCACCTTTAGGATCGTGGGCTCTACCTGGATCACTTCAGCAATATAGCCCTGGGCTGAACCCGTGATCCAGATGGCCAGGAACTTACCTGGGGCAATGGTATATTCAAGGGGATTCATAGTAATGATATTAACAGATTACCATCAATCTTGAACTTACTATGCAGTACCTTTAACAGGCGACGGCTCGGGTTTTGCCGGCCCTGCAATATGTTGTTGAGTTGCGCTGGCGTCATCTCAATCATGGTAGCCATGATCACCTGGCTAACGCCTTCCTTGTTCATGTAATGTTCCAGGAGCGTCGGAATGGACCGCTTAGCTGCCGCTGGGTAGTTGATCTTTCTTGGTCTATTTATCATATTTGTACCGTATATACGTCTTGACTTTCTCCTCCCGCCCTGGAATCCCTAAAAACTCCGCAAAATCCAGGAACGCACGCTCCATAAAGTCATTGTCGCCTTTATGCTCCTTGGTATACCCCAACTCCGCGATCGCCTTATAGATTCTTTCCTGTGTCGCTGTCGCTACCCTGGTGCGGCCCACCGCTTTCTTATTGATCACATAGGATACCGCTGAGACACTGGATTGCGCTCGCTCCGCTACGTCAGCCATTGTGATCATCTTCCACTTGGTCATATTAAGATGGCTTTAAATTCAGCACATAAGTCCAGGTTCGGCAAGTCCCATACCTCCTTGAACATCGGCGCGATCTCTTCGGGCCTGTACCCCGCTAGCCCACATCCGATCGCGGGCACGTGGTATATCCAACGAGGATATACCAGGACATAGCCGCTGAACATTCGGGCTAATTGCGCCTCGATATCAATTAATGGAATACTCCGCTTCCCGATTCGTAAATCCTTGGTACAGATCGCGTAGGTATCGCCGCACAATCCCCGACTAAAACCATACATTAAGCCGTGCTTGAGTTGGGCAACGCGTGCGGTTCCCATCCCATGACGACCTTCAGTGTTGGTGCCTACTACATATATGTGGCGATTAATTTGCATTCCAATCTAAATGATAGATAAGCATCATGGTTTCTTGGTCCCCTCCTTCCATATCTTAACTCGCCCGTCCGTATGCTCGTTCACCCATGCCGCATACTGCTCGCGCTCTTCATCGCTCATCGCCGCGAACTCTTCTAATGAGCATACTCCATTTTTCGCATTGATCTTGTTGATCTTCTTAACGAGTCTGCGCTCTTTGCGGTTGCGCCACCAGCGCCTGATACGCTGCTCACACCAAAAAAGGCAAGAGATCGTGTTAACGATGGGCAACAAAGGAACCAAGGACCGCAGGATATTTCTTTTCCATTCCTCATCGTACTGGAGCATATCCAAGGCCTCTTCCATCACGCTACGCATGACCAGTAGACTAATGAAGTAGATCGCCGTACACCACAGGAATATAGTCATGGTAATATTGTTAAAGCGTGATTGATGGCAGCTTCCGCTGCCACGTCATAAGATTTATAAAACATCGGCCCCGGATACATAGATGTGGCAGATGCTATTCTTCGGTTTCATCGACTTTATCCCAGTCTAATTCTTTAATAATGGTGCCGGGCTCTTTGGCATTGATTTTCACTATTTCAGCTTCCCTTTCTTCATCTGACATTAGCATGAATCGGTGTGACCGCTCTTCATGTTTTTTTAGTCGCCTAGCTTCTTTTCGTTGATGTTTCCTTTCCTCCCACCGTTCATAGATGCACATCAATTTGTGAAAGCCCCAGATTACGGTGATCATGAAATTGATGACGGGGACCCATGGCGCTGCCCATCTACCTACCTCTTTCTCCCCGTCAGAAAGTTTTGACGTTTTTAACAATTCGTCGATAATACTGAGTACCGTAATGACGGACATGAAATAGATAGCTATAAACCAATACAGGAATGTCATGATAGTAATGTTAAAGCGTGATAAAGGGCGGCTTCGCGGGCGAGTTCATGGGTCGGACTACTACCTGGTTTTCCGGTAATATCCTCTGGTAATACACTATGTTCTATTTGTGTATGCATCTTCTGAATAATCCACTGCCATGTCTGGTCCTCATATTCATAAACACCGACACTCAATCCATGCACCTCCCGCAGCCATCGCGCGAGCAGGTCCTGGGTGGGTCGGCGCCAGAGCCACTGTGCTAAAAAACCCTCTTTTCGTGAGTTCAAAAATAAACCGGGCCGATTGACTATCGCTTCTCGTGATTCCTTAGGCAGGTGGGCCAACCATTCAGGCGTAATCGGATCGACGACGTAGGGTCCGTATTCTTTTCCTTCATATATATACCATTCAAAACAATCCCTCGTTTCCAGGTCAAAGCCCTTTTCCTTCGCCAGCTTCGCTGTTGGCCAGGTGATTAGTTCTTCAGTCATATCCTTAGTTGAATAGTGATTGCCTAAACTTGTCTAGTCGAGCCCAACGGGCTTTACGCTCAGCTTCCAGTTCCTTAGGTGTCATGATCTCCCACTTCCGGAATAAGGCTATCATCTCTTCGCGCTTGAGCCTAAAATAAGCCAGCAACTCCTCAACCGTAGTGAATTGATACCTGACAATGATGTCCCGCAAGTAATTGAGCGCAGTACAGGTCTTTTTCATCGTACCCCCGCCGATCGCTTCTACCCACTCCTCGCAAAAGAGCGGGTTACTGACAGCCTCCAATTCGTCGTCATTCAAGGGACAATCCGCCTCTAGGCTGGTCAGCAATTCACGAAACCGGATGAGTTGATCAGGAGCCATCATATGGTATAATATTTATCAATGACCTTGGCTAGGACCGCCTTACAGAACTCCTCCCCCATGAATTCATGATCAATATACACCCGGCCTCCTGGTTGGGCCATCAAGCAGAGTTCGCCGAACCCCACCTTGCCCTGCCATAAAATCTTCATTCCCCCTTCGGAGAAATGCACCTCATCAATCACTAGGTCGTCGTAGTGGGTAGGCTCTTCAGTCATCATACAATAATATAAATTATGGGTAAAACAAGCAAATTTTTCATTGTATGGTTATATTGTATGGTTTGTTGTGCTATTCGTTGTAGTTTTCATTGTATGGTTTTGCCTTGTCAAACGAGGGAAACCTGTCAATCTGTCTGTTCATTGGTCGAGGGGTCTGATCTAACGGGGCGATCACTCCTCCAGTGACCCCGTTCGACCACCATACACAACCCTCGCCCTATAGAGTCATTTCTACGCCCAAAGAAGTCCACGTAGACCCTTCCCTCCAGGTGAACCACCGATCGGGGCTTGAATTGGCTTAAAATGGCCTCTGGAGGATTATACCAGGTACAAGATACCCAGGTTTCGAAAACATCCAGGTCTTCTGTGATCGGATTGGGTACTTTTTCGGTATTACAGACCGTGAATTTTAGAATAGAAATCCGCTTGCCTTCGACCATTGGGACCATGTGATGCACGACAGCCGTGAGTTTGCAATGATTCATAGAATGAAGGTGATGGTTATGCGAAAATCGGACGACCCGAATTACCCAATAAATTTACAGGATATATTTTAATGATAATCAATTTATACCAAGGTTTTTTAAAAAATTCATTGTATGGTCTAAAGCCGCCATAGGTAACCGATTGATCCTGAAACACCCCGTGTTACAAACTCCACACATGGTGTTACAAACTACACACTCAACTACACACATGAAATTACAAACTATACACATGAATTTTCGTGTAGTTTGTAACATTATAGTGGTTGATAATCAATTAGTTACGTGTTTTTTTTGGCCCTGTTACAAACTACACAGATAAAAAAGCCGGCAACCTACTTATTTTTTTATTTACTACTTATTTTTTTTTACTTTTATATTACATTTATTTATATATACTACTATAGATTACATACTACTTAATTATACCTATTTTTTACTCTTTTCCTCTCTTCTTCTTTCTTCTCTCCTGCGATATATACACTATTTCATCTGTATACTTTGAAACAATTAATATAACTCATTAATTATTACTTATTTAACTGTTACAAACTAAACATATAGCATATTAGAAAAAAAAAAGTAATAGCTTCTAAATCAAAGAATAGGGCGTTTCAGATTAAACACTGCGTATTTTGTAACATTATGTGTGTAGTTTTTGTTACACACATGAAAAAAGCAATTTAATCGTATCTTCGCAAAAACAAATCAGCATGCCTTTCCAGAAAACCCCTAGTCCCTTAACAAAGTCTAGCACCTATAAGGAATACAAAACACCCTCAGAGGGCACCAACCTGACCTGTGAATGTGGCTGGAAGGGGCCTTTGCGGGAGACAACCCAATGTCGAGAGTATACCCGAGAGGGAGCACGAACAGCCGATCTCTTTTGCTGCAAGCGCTGCCTAAAAATCCTTACTGGTACCTGGTCGGACCCCCCGATCCCCATGTCCAGCCAAATTGACATAGCATTTTGGAATCATATTCGTGCTAAATTTGCGAGCGAAAAACCGACACCATATCTCGATCCAGAAGACGATAATCAACACCCTGCAACATATGACTACTGAACAGTTCGAAGCCTGGCTGGTCTCTATCGGCGGCCTGGTCAATGGCCATTATGCCGATCGGCCTCCAATCACTACTAATATATGTGAATGTGGGGGCGGCTGGCTACAGCTTATCCATGATCTCATCGAAGAGTTGATCGCCCTGGGCTGGAATAAGGAAATTTGCCAGATCAAAGAGAAGTTTGGGTTGCTGCGGTTCTATACCAATGGTATGACTGAACCCATGTGGGAAGCTTTGCGTAGAGCCGAACGCCGCTCGCTCCAAACCTGTGAAGTATGCGGCGCACCTGGTAAACGGCGTGTGAAGGGAGAACAAAGGCTCCGCACAGTGTGTGATCTGCATAGTGAGGGGTACCGACTGTTTGAGGAGAAGCGCCCCCAAGAGTCCGACGAGGAAGACCCGAAGCCGGATGGGCCGACTTATCCGGAGGAGTGATCGTATTGATTTTTTTATTACCTTTATAATAGCCATGATTAAAATAGAGTTACTTGCTAAAACAGTACTGATCATCAATTTCGATCCGACTACTGACGAAGAGATGGTGTTGACCAAGGGATTTACGGTTGTCGCAGATGATCCGGACGTCATGAAGGAAATTCAAGGTGATCCACTTCATCCGCGCATAACGCAGGGGTCCGTTGCCACCTACTTGCATGTTATCGCTAATGGACTCGCAGCAGCGATACAACAAAGTGAATTAGCGGGCTGGAATGATCGAGAGACTATTATGGAAAGATTTATGACTGAGGTGCGCCAAGCGCTTGACGAGAAGTGTACTTATCGGGAAGTGAGGACCAAGGGGGATAAACCATCGCAAAATTAAGACCATGGAAGTGAAAGCAAGATTCACGGTATCATGTATAATGGAGGGGTTGTATAACGACGAGAGTGGCGCCTTTGGAAATATTACATACATCGGCGATATTGCAATGGAGCCAAAACGGTTACTTGCCCTATTCCGAGACGAGAAAGGAAATGTAAATGAAAAGGGGCTCACAATATTTTTCAATGCCGTCGCCTCAGGAGTGGCTAAGATGATCGACGAATGCGCCGGGAAAGGCTTTGGTAGCCATCATGAACTATTAAAGGAATTCATTAGGTTGATTATCGAGTATGGACAAACAGAAAGACGGGAAGTTGATAAATTGTGGCGGGATGAAGGGTTGGGATAATATGGCAGCAAGCCGGGGGCCGCGTCCAGGGGGAAAACGCGTTCCTTTCGACCGGGTGGGGTCGAAGGATTTCAGCCTGAAAAGAATTCCTGGCTTATAACGGTGATTATCATGCGAGCAAAAGCAATTTCGTGTATGCTTATATGTTGGCTGATAATTATTGTTATGTTAACTAGCAATTATGTCATGACACAAAGCGATACAACCCGCTCCCCTACCCTATCGTAGGGTTTTTTTATGTCTGGACGCTCATTGCGTCAGTATGACACAATGAGGTATTATTTCATAATTACAATTCGTTGTACGGTTCATGCACCCGGTAATTACCATTATCACACCAATAACGTACGCTTGCAGCCTTCCAATGGCAATAGACAAGACGAACGCAACTCACCATACAATTCTTAACGATTTAGATGTCATGGTCTTAAATGCCTTAAAAGAGGCTAAGAAAGGATTGCGAACAAAAGAAATAATGCTCGCTATTCGCAATCGCATTTGGATGCCCAGGTATTCAGCATCTATTACTCGATTGCTTGACCTGGAATACATTATATGTACTCACTATAAGCGTTGGGGCTATTACTCAATCACACTGAAAGGGCGGAGAATTGTGGATGAATTGAATCAATGCATGACAGATATCTGCGCTGCTAAATAAAAAATCCCCCGAACCTTGCAATGTCCAGGGGATTGACCTCGCTTTAAAATGCTACCAACCAGCTTGCCTATAGACCATTAAACCGAGGACAGCGCCATATTGCCGTCCTCTTATCCTATTACAATACTACGCAATATTTCCCACTTCTGCAAGCACATTGTAGCATCATACAATAGGTGTTTCCATGTAATTTCAAAAATAAAAGTTATACTTTGTTATACTTTATATAACTATCGTTGTATATTGCAGGCAGTTCATTGTGAAATAAAGCGGACCACTACATTGGCAATACTAACGTAACTGTATGGCCGACAATCAGTTCGTGACTGTAAGTAGTGACTCATTAAAACATACAATCATGCTAGACCGTAAAGAGATTGCAACTGCACTCGCTAAAGCAATCGCATACAAAATGTGTGGCAAGCACAATGAAGCAAACGATTGGGCACGCAAGCTCATTCTATTACTACAATGTGCGGATATTCTTAAATCATAAATCACATGCACATGACACAAGAAATAAATAAACTACCGAAAGGCATATACTTCCGCTTTCCAGGCAAACAGAAAGTATATGTGTATGACGGTTATAATCGTTTTACGCGCAAGTACAGCTACTATGCATTCGACGATGTCAATGCCTTCGGAGAACGCAAGAAAGGGACGATGGTAGAAATTGATTTCACATTCTAAAACACCCCTGATATGAAACAAGTATTCACAGCCTTGCGTAAGCGCGAATTATCCTATACCTCACTATCCACTAATCGCCGTAGTCTTTTTCTTCCTTGGCCGACAACTTATGATAGTTTTGCCACCAGTGCTGTTATCCGTTTATTACTTAGTGAAGGCGTTGACATGGATGCCATCGAATTAAAGCGCATTGACCTGTTACATGCACAAGGATTCATTATTTGTTCATCCGCTAAATCATAACACTATGGACCGCATTTTATTGCTAGACGAAAACAAAGGGGTCTACATCCCGCAGCAGTTTGCACGTATGTACTACAAGGATGTAACGGGTATTGATCTCTCCATCCTACAGAAATTGGATATTGACCACGTTGATTATTGGGAAGCATGGGAGGATGTGCTACAGCATGCAATGATAACCATTGACGGCCACCAATACACCTTGGAACAGGATGGTGATCTGTGGGCTGTACCCATATAACACCAACCACTACATGATCATGGCATGTCAACCGGTTCGATCCCGGATAGTGGTGCTAAATTATTCAACAATGCCAACATTACAAGAATTATTCGTCGGCCAGGATATGGGTATTCCCCATGCTGCCAATCTATGTGACCAAGTATTAGAAGATACATTCGATGCTAACAGCGATCCAATCTCTGCTATTATTATCAACGCCTTTACAAAGAATGAATCAGGCTATGATACCGAAGGGATGAAAGCAGACATTCAGTATGCGATTAGCCAACTAACAAAAGTGCTTCGGACGCTATCTTAACCACATTGGAACATAAGCAAGGTTCGACTCCTTGCGTGGTTCTCATTAAATCACTCAATCATGAAACTACCATCTATTAAGGATATGGCGTCCAGCATATGGCGCCATCCAGCTATTAGCTATCAGTATGAGGATAGCAACCACCGATTTAGTAAAGGTTTTGCAAAAGTCTTTACGCGGCCTACTAAGCCCTACCCTGGGAGTCACATTGTGAAAGTCACAGATTGCGAGCATGTGGCGCGTGATTATCACACATTGCTGAATGGGATTATCGTTATTACGGAATCAGTCAAGCAGGTAACCATATCTATATACAGCAATAGGCTGTATATAACCTATGATTGTGGTGAATGTTCCATCCCGGTAGATATAATCGATAGGGATGTGCTGTTACCATTAATAGAGTGCATATATGGTCAAGGCATTATCCTCCATGAACAGGAGCGTACAGCCTAAACGTATCCAGGTTAAAGCCTGACAAGGCGGTTCGTGACCGTCTTACGTTACTCATTAAAACAATACACATGAAACACAAACTACAGCGGATCGCTCTTACTACAGCGATTAGCCTGGGCACGGTAGCGATCCTACTGGGATCAGCCTACCTGCTCTATTCCCATTCCGTTCTTGGTATGTATCATTTTTAATCACTAAGCATGAGGGTTATGCCCTCATGCTTTAAACTTTACTGACATGATGCTATTCAATGTTGACGAAAAGACCGCGAGGCGCATAACGCGCAAAAAGCGGACACCAAAACCGCCAACCAATGAACAGTTATTTCGTAAGCTCCTAAAGGACTTGAGGCCAATGGAAGCAGCGCTATTGCGTGAACGCATGATGAACATGGTAGCACTCAATAGGCAGGCCATTGCAAAGAATCCAGAATCCTTCAGCAACCCTATTTTTCACCACACTCATTTTTTAGCGGTTATGGATAAGGTAGAAAAGTATTTGCATTTCGAAGATTAACCAAACCGCTCAGGCGCAGAGTATAAAAGACGCATTAATGTTATGAGTAGGACCATAAGAATTAAGCTGTACAAGTTCAACGAACTGAGTGAAGCAGCCAAGGAGAAAGCTATTGAAGCGTATCGCAATAAGCGCAGTGACTATGGCTATGCGTGGGACGCCGAAAACCTGCACACGTTAAAGGCATTCATTGACCTATTCCCTATCGAACAGAATCGGCGAGGGGATGGAATCACTTTTGTAAAAAACAGGCAGATAGCGGAAGATATAGCCGAGCTATCCGGCCCGCGCCTAATGGCGTATCTATGGAATAATTACCGTACACATCTATTCGGCGGCAAGCAGTATCACAAGAGGGTCGGCGAAAATACCTTTAAGACATGGGAAAGTAAGTGTGTATTATCGCCATATTGCTGTACATTAACCGGATATTGTATGGATGAGGATATCTTGCGACCCATATATGATTATCTAAAGAAGCCAACCGATCAGGACTTCGAAGAATTGCTGCATGCATGTTATCATGCATGGGAACGGGCGGTAGAAGCAGACCATGAATACCAGGACAGTGACGAATGCATTAGCGAGGAACTTGCCAATATGGAAGATGAATTCACCCGTGACGGTAAACGTTATTAACCCCGTTTGTTTCAATAACTAAAACATAAACTATGCGAATTAAGAATGTAACGGATGCAGAATTACAACCAAATTGCCTACATCTACCTGTGGAAGCGGATATTCAGGCTGAAGCTAATCAATGGTTTTGGGAGCGGGGCAATAATAGGGACGTGGTATATATGGATAAGCTTTTTGAAGACGATAGCTTTTCTGTATGGGAAGCATATCAAGATAGCGGCTCAGTAGATTACCTCTATATCATTCAAGAGATGTCTTAACCCCGTTTGGAACTAGCATCCCGGATCGATACCGGGAGGGGTTCGAACTAAAATACAAAATCATGAAATTGATATTAAACAAAACGCTGATACATACTAATCGGTATACCCTTATTACGGGTACAATGGGTTGTGTTGGTGAACCAGCCAATCACGCCAATCGCAAGTATGAAATTGCGATAGGGATCGATAAAGGAGGCGGCTATCAGGGGTATATGGCCATTAGCTACTTTATGGCCCAAACATACATCCCACAGGCGTTGAAAGATCAAGTAAAAGCCATTTGTGATAAAGAAAACCTGATTTATTGATACCACTAAAACAACAAGCATGAATATATACTATCTCCGCGTACTACCGCGTGACCTATTCAATGAAGCGAAGCTGCTCAAGTGTATAGGCCAATTAGCCTTATCCATACACGATGGATTTCCTTTAAAAGGCATGACAATGTATCATGAAGGCGATCCATTTGACATAACATTATTAGACGATGGATATTTAGCCGTCCGCAATATTGATTTTGCCATTGGCGAAACGCAGTTGGTATTCAAGAGTCAATACAACAGCAAGGCGAACTATCCATTGTATTGCGAGCATGACTACTGCGAGTACTTGGTATTCGATGAACAGGGGAAGTTCACGCAGGAGTTCATAACATTCTTCAATGACCTCGTTTAATTGAGAGGGCCAAAGCTGGCCTGGTCCTGGGGTGTCTACCCTGGGACCTAATGTGAACATTATTCAATCATTATAAACACACAACCATGATCACCAAGAAAGATTTAGCGGACCACGGCTTCACAACCATTAAAGAGTATCAGGATATGATCTTTGAAAGCGTTGTGAACGGCCAATTGAAGCAAGCTTCGGATCAGTTCCGCGCTATGAGTAATGAACAGCGAGTGAAGTACCTCACGGAACTAGCAGACTTTACCTTTAACTCTGATGACTATCAGGTATTGAAAGTGTGTATTAGTGCCATCTATTAACCTCCGCTATCCTGGTGTAACACGATCCTACCGTCGAACGGGGGATAGCGGCGCATCAAAAGTTTCGATAACTAAAAACAAGCAATCATGAAGACAACAACGATCACCTATTACGAAATCCAGTTAGCAGACGGCTATATGTTTCACGGCAAGACATTCGATACGATGCAGGAGGCTATCGATATGATCAATAGCGAGGAGTATCGCATGCGGAACAAGAAGGACGGCTACGATGGCTATTGGCGGCGCATCAAAACGGAAGTGGTGAAGGTAACAAAGACCGCGACCGTTGTATGTAGCGAGTCCTTCGAAGTGGATAAGCCGGTTGAGATTAAATAATCACCCGTCACTACAGGATCGTGCCCTACCGTCTGGAAGGCGGAGTAGTGACCTCATTAAAACACAATCACATGAACAAGAAAAAAACAATCCCCCAGTTAATTGCTGTCCAGGTGGCAGCGGAGGGACCAAGGACAGCGTTCGAAGAACCGGTCTATGCCTACATTACGATGGACAACCTCGCGGAGTTAGGCGAGGTCGTGAGTAAGGTAGTGAACCGGAAGGTGCGCATTACCAGACCACAGGCGATGGACACAAGCGCGGTGGAGCGAAGCAGTGGGCATTATTTTGGTCACACTAAACCGTACAGCCATGTGTAAAACCCTCAACCCGGTCTATTATGACACGATCATTCGCACATCAATAGATGATCCAGACAAGGCGGTAGAGTTATTTTTATCGCTGAACAAAGACAAGCGCAAGGCGGCATTAAGGCATATGCTTAAACAAGCATTCCAAGAGGATAGCAATAATGCTTATACCCGTGCTATCCTTTGTATTAACGCACTTTAAAAATCCATCCGATGTCAAACAAACCAACAAGGCAACGAGTGATAACCACGTCAATGGCTATTATCAATAGCAACGGCGAGTATTATGTCCTATTGAAAGTAGCTTCGACCAACGCAAACTATTACGTGCGTATCTCAAAGCCGGAAGCGTATATGCTGTCACGCAATGAACAGGTATCCATAATCAATACCAATAAGCTGCCGGATGGCACCATTATCAATCCTTAATCATTCACCAGGGATGTCGTATAACACGACATCCCATAAAACACTAAAATGAGCGACAAAGCCCGCATTATTGTTCTTATCCACAATGGCTTGGTAACCGAAGTATTTTGCGACAAGCCCGCTGAATATGATGTAATAGCGTATGACATGCCGCATGACCAACCCTATGGATTCGGTCAGCCATTTATGGCCGTAGACATCGAACTGCCACTTACGTTAGCCAATGTGGCTAATTATTTAGATGATGAAGAAATGGCGAAGGCGGCTCTGCCGCTCGTCCATCATCCGTGGAATCATTAATTCACCAGGGGGCTCCCGTAACAGGAGCCCCCTATAAACCAATCAACATGAAGCTATTTGTACTTTATTACAAGGCAACGAATGGTAAATTCAAAACAATATTCGTTGCCGATGACATCCCCGAAGCCATCAAGATATTAGAAGTGTGTGAGTATGGAAAATTGGAAGAGGTCTATTTGGTAAGCAACCATTACTATATTGGCGACACCTTGACATTTATAAATCAGCAGGAGTTTCAGTCCAAAGTTTTAATTTAATCACCATAAAACCAACAACAATGGAAAAGAAGTACAAGTACAAGCTCTGGCTAGAAGCCGAGCGGGTAGAAGTAGATAAGGATGGCAATGAAATTCCATGGCAAGAGCATGACCCTGGACCATCCTTCGGTTTTGATCCTGAACCGATGGGTTCTTGTAATACAGAAGAGCTTTTGCATGCAATGATAGCCGCGATCACCTGTGGTTGTCCACCGATTGGAATCACTGAATAAACGTAGCGGGCAACGATCCCGCATAACAATGGCAGAACAAACAACAGTAGGCGAACTATTGGACCGCCTGAGTAAGCTACCTCGCGACATGCTAGTCCTGGTCGATGGCTATGAGAATGGCTATGACCATCCGGAGATCACGATGGAAATGGTAATAGAGGTAGGCAAGAAACGCTATTACGATGGTCAGTTTCAAAACTTCAAGCAGGAAGGGGGTCCAGTTATGGGCTATGTGAATGCCATCGTCATTGGCCGCGATAAAAACCCCGATTAAATCACTAAACAATTTCACCAATGAAACAAAAGAAAACACCGATAGGATTATCAGACTCAGATTTAAAGACATTCCTATCGTGGTGGATTACTGGGGATTATAAAAGAGTCAGAGAAAAAATAGCTGGTATGGATCAGCCCCAAAGGAAGGAATTATTACGATGGATCACTTCTTTTACGGCAAAGCAAATTGGGATAATTGCCCAGGCGAATGAGTACGTTGCCATCAATAATAAGTTCATCGAATTCTACCACAAGAATTTTTAACCGGCTTCACGGCCACAAAACAACAATATGAATACCAATGTTAGAATCTTTAACAGTAATGAAAACCCCGACGATATTGACTATTTTGAAGTAGGGCACGAGGGGGTGACGGAGATTTATGAGGACATCGAAGGTTATCCATGTGTAGTGGTGCTAATCAATGGTGCCAAGAGAACATTCAATGGCTTTCGGTTCATTATATGGGAGCCAGTGGAAGAACAACCGCAGGTACCGATTACAGATACCAAGAGAAAGCGCGTATATAGAGAGTTTTATATGTGGCTACAGATATTGGGATTTATGGTAGCGCTATTCCTGATAGGAAAATATGTGTTTCATGAATCCCCTCCGTATTGGGCCGTATTTCTATTATGTGAATGCCTATACATGTCTTTTCAACTTCGGCGTTTACCCGTCTAAAGTCGGGAAAATTATGATAGCAGCCCCCGCCTCTTCCCTTTGGAGGTCTTCGTAACGGGGCTGTAAATAAACTAAACGTATATGAAAGTACATTCCATGTTAATCGCTGATAATGGGCACTATAGCTGTTTTGATGAAAACGGCAAAGTAATAGAGGGGATCGATTGCAAGCCCTGGTTATCGCTGATCTTTGATCACCTGGAGCAGCAAGGAGTTGATGTGCGCACCATTGTTTCAATCGATCTATATAGACAGGGGCATCCAACTATAGTGCGTCCGTTCAGAACCATCGATGGCGAATGGAATTATGAATTAAAGAGTAAATAAACTAAACGTATATGAATAACAACTATGATCACTTCCAAAAAATTATTGAATTGTGGGGGTCTGACAAAGCGGGTAATAAGGAAATCGCCAAGACAATGGTAGGTTTACTATCCAAAGAGCAACGACCCTTATTTTGGAACTATGTGAGTGAGGGGCAGGCATACCATGCGGAGCAAGTAATTAAACATGCGACACTCATTAATTTCATGGCAACTAATAAATTACATTAGCTATGATAACCATCCTCATGATCACCCTAGCCTATGGCTTTCCACACCTCATCGCTATTGCGAGCGATGTATTTCTTAACCAGTTAAATGACATGCACAATGAATACAAAGAAACAGAAGATTAATGTATCGTTATCACCTAAAGCATTGGGCGCGATGGATCGCATTGGGCTAAGCAGGCTATTAAAGCGCAAGACCCTTGCAGATGCATTGCTGCGAAAGATATTCGAGGACCCGAAGGCCGAAGAGATCGTCAGTCAATTATTAGATAACCCTAAAAAGTGAAGTCATGTTTAAAATTACCGACGAGGCGCACCTAAAGCGGTTTATATTAGAGAATTACAGGGACAAGACTACTCAAGAGCTATCTGAGCAAAGCAATCAGTTCAAGTACATTGTGATCCGGGTCTGTAAAGAGCTTGGCGTAAAACCGATAACCCTGGACGAACGATCTAATGCGTTCCTCCTTTCTCATTATGAAAGCATGAGCCGGGAACAGATGGCCGAGGAGTTAAAAATGTCTTTACATTCGATAAACAAGCGGTGCAATAAATTAGGTCTGGTTAATAAACCTATTGAAGTAAAAGTGATGCCGGTAATAGTCCCTATTGAAGAGGTGATAGACGCGATAGATCAGGAGCTATTACTATATCATAAGTCGATGAGTAAACAAGCGTTGGCTAACAAATTAAAAGTTACGACCTATCAAATAACGAAACGGTGCAATAAATTAGGCATCCAACCATTGAGTATGGAGGAGATCACCAAAAAAGCTATACTGCATTTGCATACTTCAATGACCTGTGGAGAACTTGCAAATAGTCTGGAAGTCACCAAGGGCGAAATTATTGAATGGTGTAACGCGTTGGGAGTACAGCCGGTGCCAGACAAGCAGCGTAAGCTTGATTTTATCCATCGCCATCAATATACAATGAGTAGGAAGGCCATGGCAGAGGCGCTTAGTTGCAGCATCGGTACCATAGATCGTTATTGTGGAGACAGCGGGGCACAGCCAATTCCGGATTGGCAATATTACATCATAAAATATGCGCCGATCAAAACAATAGATCAGATCAATTGGGTATTAAGCGGGATCAAGCGGGGTAAGATTATTGAGTTTGCGCAAGAAAGGGGGATTACCTTTAAACAGCGGAAAACCAGAGTAAAAGGCGAATACAGTAATAAATTTCAATCAGATCGCGCTCAAGAGTGGCGGGATGAGGGGCATATATAGAAGTACCATTCACAATCACGTAAAAAAAATCGATAATGAAAAAGAGATTTGATGAGGCGCAGATCACCAGCGCACAGACGGCGTTGAGAGCTATTGAGAACCCCAATCAACTGATTATTATTAAGTGGTTAGACGGGGAGGAGGGGGACGATAAGATTACCGAACTGCGGCCACTGGATTTAGCCACCAGGATGTGTAAGCAAGATTGGGAGGTAGAGGCCTGGCTAAAGGACATGTTAAATGCCAAGCTGGTGCAAAAGCGTAAGCAGGGCCGCAGTATGTTCTATAAGTTAGATTATGAACGGCTCATTGAACTGCAAGTAGGGGTGCAGGTGTTAGCCGGAACAATAGTCGTATGAAGGAAGGCCAGTCATCCAGTGGGTGGCTGGCCTTCGTCGTTAGTGGGAATGTCTATTCCCAACCCAATACATCACAGGGCAGCAGATTCGCATTGTAGTTGACGTTCCCCCTCGCATTCGCTGACCAACCTGGACGTTGGATAGCTGCGAAGGGATAGCATACAAAGTACTTTCCCAGGCCATCAAGCGCTACATCGATATGCTGATCGGCAGGCAGAGAGAGAAAGGTATCATAGAATTGCGCTCGAATGATGTAACAATGCAGACCATTGATGGAAGTGATGGGGTATACCCCATGCTCATGCTGGCGCATATAATCCATCTGAAGCCCGTAAGTACCTGCGAGATAGATGTCAAAGTCTTTAGGCTTGTGTTCTAGGAATAATCGCCACCCACCAAGGGAGGGGAACATCGCATCTGCTTCCAGGATACAGACCTCTGGGAGGCCCTTCTCCTGAGCCAGGCGAACAAAGAGCTTGTGGGCGAGGTTGATATTCATTGCTGTGGACGAAAAGAAATGGAGCGACCAAATGGCTTCATATTCGATGCCCTGTCTAGCTAATTCTGCGTGCATCGCATCGATCTCTTGCTCCGGCCTGCGTTGATCATACAAGACATATACTTTCATGGTTATAGTTTCCGCCTAAGATACTATATCTTATTCATATCCTCAATGACCCGCTTAATCACTTCCCCATGACAAGCCTGGGGGGCACAGTAGCAAACCAGGTTCACATCGTACTTGCGGGCTAGTCCCGCGATCCGGGCAATCGCCTTGGAGGCGTAGCTAGTCTCATCTGTCAGTTCCTGCTGCAACCACTCAGCGTATTTTTCAATAGCTTCCTGTCTGGACGCAGACCGGTATTTAGCCAGGTGCATGCGTCCAGGTAAATGAGTCCACTGGTTACCCAACGGAGAGCCACGCCCGATATACACGTCAATGCAATCAGGAGTGGCTTCGTGCATATGTTTATTCACGATCCGAATCATCTATACGGGCGTCCCGTAGGTGGCCGTGAGGGCCGAGGCGACGCCGGTGGGCTGTCCCTGGAAGATGATGGTGTCACCGACCCCACCAAAGTTGGTAATGGTCGTACCGGCTGTATTGACAGCGGTATAGGTGACGATGACCGTACCACTCTGCCCAGTGATCCGGACAACAGCGAACTGTCCTTCTGCGCCTCCAGAAACGGGTGCCACGGTAGCAACGGTGCTTGTGGTACCGGTGGACTGATCGACAACGGTGTAAAGTTCACTACCGGCGTTAATGGTCGTAATGGGTTCGACGGTGACCCCATCGATAGCTACGGGAACGATTTGTCCGGGTACGGTGTTCTGCGTACTGAGTACGGTAATTGTCTGGGATGCCATAAGTTTGTTTTTATGGGCTTCCCTATTTCCTTGGGTTATATAGCAAGCCCGAAGGGCGGCTGCTGTGGGAATATGTTGACGGGGCAGTAATCGATTGACCATCGAGGTGAGTTCTGCAATGATATGCAGGGCCTTTGAAAGCAATGATTCTGTAATGCCGTCCATGCGCTGCAAGATGGCGAATGCGCTTGACCGCGCAGCGGGTTATTTCACAATTCGTCTAGTTTGTTTCGATCGCTCTTCAAAAAATTGTCTAGCTCTCGGCGCCTATGATCGCGTGCTTCAAGGGTCCGACCAAGGTTGAAGCCTATCGATGCGCCGAAGCAGAATCCTGCGGCGTAGGTGAACAGATCAAGGTGACGCCATATGAAGGATAGCTGCTCGCTCATACGAACTTGTATTTACCCAATGTCACGCCCTTCCAGCGTGCAAAGTCATAGGTCATGCTCACCGCTGTCGTTTGTGGATAGCCCTCGATCACCAGATCGCAGCGGTAGGGGAAGCTTGCCAGCGTCTCCTGGAGGTGATATACGTACTCAGCCTCGGGTTCGGTGTCATGTATGACAAGCACGACGGCTCTATTGCGGTAGTATTCGACCAATTTGGCGCGTTCTTCTCCTGGGGCCGAGTCGATGAACAGGAGGGAAATCGACATCTCCGGATTCCAATCAAAGTAGGACCTGACATGCCGGGTAAGGTTATCCATCTTCACCGACCAATCCCGATCCGTCTCCCAGCTAGCGAAGTCGCGGCCCTGGAGCATGCAATACCGGTGGAGGAGCGGGGTGCTGCCCCAGCCGCAGCCGAATTCAACCACGCGTCCAGGTTTGATATGCTCTAGTGCCATCCAGAGCATCGGGCGGTGGGAGTTGAATGAATCAGTGACATTCAATAGATAGTCTGTCGGAAAATAATTTCCCATGCCCCAACACCGCATTTTTTGAATAATCCAGTATCCCGTTTTCCACGGACGCACATCGTTAGTCCTACTCGGCTCTATATACAGATGAGCTTCCCAGGGATCAAGCAACCTGCCCCCCATGATACTATCCCATACACCTTCCTGGTCCCAGTTATCACAGATGATAATCCCCCCATCTTTGATCTTGGTGAGCGCAGCCGCAATACATTCGTCGCGATAGGAGCCATCGATCACAATGATATCGAACTGGCCTTCCTCCTCATAGATTGCATTAACGTACCGGCTCTTCAACTCCACTTCACCAGCAATGACTGGTCTGCATTTTAAGGTCACCACATTGGCACCCTGAATCACGTTGAAGGCTAGTTCTCTGTATATATCCTCCGTCCATCGCTCGTCGCAGTCCACGGCAATGAGTTCCATTACCTGGGTAGTCCACCAAATGGTGCTATGCCCACACCCATATTCAAAGACGCGCTTCGTACGCAAGTCCCAGGTGTATAATTCCTCTAGGAATGGCTTGGTAAACCAGGGGGCGATCAGCCCTGATCGCGCATCGATGTATTGGGTATCATTAATGGGAGGTAGTGGCATATTAAAGCATTTTAATCATCCTATTGCGATAGCGCACGTTCTTGGACACCAAACGGGCCAACTTATCTTTTCGTAGTTGTAGAACCCTTAACTGTTTGTCGATCTTGCCCATCTCTTTATTAAGTGTATTCTCTTGCTCGTGGGCTCGAATTAGTTGGAGACGGACTTTTTCCTTGGATACTGGCATGGTCGCTTACATTTATACGTGAATAGAATGGTCATTCTCATTAACTCATCGAACCACAGATCAAAATACCAGCGTTCTCCAGTACGCCTGTACTGAATATAGGCCATGCAATGCGCTCCGGGAAGCTTCGGCCCAAACACGAATTCAAACATCACATGAATTTTAGATATTCCGCCCTGTAATCATCCATCCATCCGAGGTCAGCATCTGGATACATCTGCGCAAAGAGCATATATATTTTGCTAAAGTTCTCATCTGTCCATCCTGGACGTGGCAAGTGGGCATCAATAATATCCGCAGTGACCTCCCAGCCATCCCGATCAGCGCGGCGCGTAGCGAACTGCGTACCCGGCTTAGCACGGTTGATCAACTCAATATTATAATCTGTGGTGCTAATGGCATTGTAGATCGTCTCCTGATCTTTGCTCCAGTAGTTACCCCGGAAGTGTTCGGCCTCCAGGTGCTTGAGTAGCCTGTCCAGGCAATCCTGGTAGCGATCCTTCGGGCCAATACCCATCACGGTCTTCCATCTTGCGCATTGCATCGCGATATAGCACATAGGAAACTGTCCGGCCGGCACCAGGTCAGCGCCTACAACTTTTATCCGGGTGTCCCTGGTAAGTTCTTCCCACCACGCTTCATTGAATACACACATGTCTGCATCCGAAGTAATCAACATTTCCGAGCCATAGAATTGCCGTCCCGTAGCGGCGGCGTATAACCTAGCGCACTGGGCATACGTAGCTTGCTTATCCAGGTTGGCTTTGAAGATAAAACAATGGCAACTGCGCGCATTTTTAGTAGTACGCATCACCTCACTGAATCTTCTGTCGAAGGCTAATGCTCTAGGAATGAATACCGCACAGTCGCACCCGATTTGGTGCCAGGAGTAAATAGCAAACGGCAGGTTGAAGAGATACAAATCGTCTCCGGTGCAGCTAAGAATGGCGGTCATTGTTGGTTTGTTTTATAGCTATCTTCAATGTGTTGTTTCGCAGCTAGCAACATACTTTCAACGGCCACCAAAGCAAATTTATCATACCCATCGCCAGTATTTCCCGGCTCTATATGTGGGTTGCGCAAATAAAATGCGCATACCTCATCATCGTTCTTCATCCCGATGATGAATTCATTCTCTTTCAGGATCGCTTGATTCATTGGTTATAGTTTACTTCTTATAGTACGTGAGCAGCATAAACAAGATCGATACGCCAGTAAGTAGCCAGGGTATATACTGCAACAATTGCGACTTCCCTTGCTGTCCATTCTTATAATCCGTCAGAATCTGTATCTTATCTAGCAAATCCTGCATATCCTTACCGTATACCTCACGCGGCACGTACGTGGCCTGGATACCCCTTAACCGCTCTGCCTCTCCATTAAGTATCTTCAGCCTTCGCTTATATTCCTTAGCCTGTAGCTTGCGGGCTTGCTCCATCCCTTGGATGCGCTGGGATAATAGGCGATATGAATCCTTATATCCCATTGATAAAGAATAAGCATTTGCCCGGATTATAACCGGTACCATAATAAGCTACATAATCTGGCTCATCAATAGATAGGCCTAATTTATACATAGCTAGCGATAAACAGCTTTGATCCTGTCGATGAAACAGGAACCGGCTGTCTTGACTTTGATTGTCGTGATTACGGGAACCTTTCGATAGTCCCATGTCCATAAGGTGTTTCCAGTATGCGTAGAGTCTCCTGCCATCTGGATTTTCGAAGTTGACGCCGACCGCGCCCGAAGCGTACTCAGGCTGTCCTTCCATATCGTCCCGGTTACAGTCCAGGGCGCTCAATGCGGCATCACTAATCGTTTGAGCGCAATTGTATCCCGACCTAAACATATAAAATCCCTTCGAATTAAACAAATCAAATAATGGTATCGGATTTTGGATGGCCCAGAATGACGCGTCCACCCATAAGACATGGGTGTATTGCCGGTATAGCGCCCATTCGAAAGCGGCGATTTTAAAGTAGTAAGGAATCTCCTCATGTTTATGACTAGCAGGGGGATAGCGGTCTTTCCAGGTGAGCACATCGCCCGCCCAGCCATGATAGGACAGTGATCGTTCCAGGCGGTCGATGCCAGCACTATACCATCCGCCGATGCCCGCGCTGATAATAGCCGCCTTAGTCTGTTTTAATTCCATAGCGTTCGTTATGTGGGCTAGAGTTATGAATGTAGTAATAGAGCACCTTGGGGATATGCACCTGCGTCTTCAGCAGGGGCTTAATCGCTCTAGCGAATAGATGATCTTCCCCAAAGCGAACATGCGGGATGGGCACCATGCGGCAAATTTCCGTCTTGATCGGCGTCTTAAAAAAGGGAGTCCGCACAAAATCCCACCCGTCAATATGCTCGCCCCAATCAGGATAAGTGAGGCTGAAGTTGGAACGGAATTCCTTGCCGTCAATGATACAGGCTTCGTAGAATGTGATGCAATCCGGCTTCTGTTCCATGGCTTCCAGGATCAGACGCAGCGCTTGTGCGTTAATACAATCATCATCATCAATTTGCCAGGCGTACTCCCCTTTAGCGCCCTGATAGAGCGCTTCACGTTTCTCGCCAATGGTCATCTCTTTATCATCGCAGATCGATAGAATTTCCACCTCTTCGTGCAGCCCCTCCAGGTCGATGATATTGCGGATGAAGGCCACCAGGTCATCAAACTGCTTGCGGCGTTCCAGAACGGTTGGGATCAGTATGCTCAGTTGCATCTAGGAAAAAGTTATGTGATTTACGGTAATTATAATTAGCCTCATCTTCATTCCAAAAGTTTTGCTGATGCTGGTACTGCGCGTCCCAGGGGACCTGGCCATAGGCGGGATGATAGTGATCAAATATCTGTATACCCATGTAGCGATAGCGCCCCCGTATTTTAGCAACGTCCTGCGCCTCGTTATCACACCACAATGATTGATACGATGGATGGTATATATATCCATCCCGCTCGTAATACTTGCGATCCATAATGGACATGGTAGAAAGCATGTTCTTAGCCGTGCTGTCAGGATAGTGCAAAAACAGATCATCCCCATTGCAACGAAAGCCATCTCGAATCAGGTCATCGTAGCCAAAGACCGTGAAACGCATGTCATCGGAGAAATTGATTAGGATGTCCCACTGGAGATCGGCAGGAATTGGCCGATTGATGGCATTAATTTTAGAAGAGGATTGGCCGAAATCGAACCTCACGTGCCGGTAAAGATGGTCATGGCTATGAATCTCTACGAACCAAGCCGGCAGCAGCGCGCCCTCCCAAAACATAGTAAGGTCATCGGTATCCAAGCAGCATAATACCGTGTAATCCTCCTTATTGGCAGCCATATCAATAATGTTGAGCAGACCATCAAAAAACTTACGAGGCCTCGACCTGGAGGCGTACTTAATCAGGATATGTTTACAGGACGTGCGCATCGGGGAATTTGCTGTACATCTTGGATTCACCTACCGGATCAGTAACAACGTTGATTGGCGGATTGTAAGTGTACGTAACCACGGGAGGATTGGGCCATGGCTCCCCTTTTAAATAACAACGGAGTGTATCCACGCTCCTAAGTATTACCCCCATATCGGCATCCGGCCCGAGTCTAATCACGGTGTCAATGCAATACCTACGCAATTCATTGTCCTGGGCGTCGCTGACGGGCGCGTCGTTTTTTAATTTTCTTGGTCGGGGTGTTTTTTTTACTGGTCGTGCCATTGTCTTGTTTTTGTCTATTAAATGTTCGATTGTCCTTAATACGAATGTCTCGGGGTTGCCATTCCCAAAGCGTGCCATTGTCCTGGATCACGCAGAATACCAGCGAGGTTTCGTGGCCAAACTGAGTAACGAACCAGATAGCGCCAGGCCCTTCAGGAGTAACAACATCGATTCGATTGATAAATTCATGGATCATCATATTATCGCCCAGATGTCCCCCGCGTCCCGGATGGTAGGGCCGTTAAGAAATTTATACTTGATTCCGTCATACTCCTGCTCCACACCAGAGGCCCTGGGATACAGGATACGTTCTCCCTCCTTAATGAATATATCCACGTCTGCCGATACCAGGATAACCGTTGCCTCTTCTAGTTGACTATTGGCGCTCATCGGAATGATGATCCCCCGGATACTAGTTTCTTTCACCGGATCAGGCAGCACGAGCATTTTATTGCCAACCGGTTTGATTTTCGGCTTGTTCGTTGTATGTTTGTTGAATGAAACTACCTCCATATGTTATATTTCAGGCGGGTGAAAAAGAATTCATATTGGAAACGATTTACCCATTTTACTACGGAAAGATTATAAGATACGAAGGAACGCCACTCCATGACTGGTCACAATTGACAAATCTCGGAGTGATGATCGCAGGCTATCGAATTGCAATCCATCTTGTCGGAACCTTTATAAGCAACCACCAGTATATTCATGTCACCAATAATACCAAGCGAGCAATTCTTAATATAGAAATGGAAAACATGGCTTCTTGGTACCTGGTCGAAGTCATCGGCAAAGACCTAGAAAAGTTCCAACCGTTTGCGCTGTAAGTGCTGGAGGTAGTTGTTAACCAGCACATATTTTCGGTAGATACGTAGATCAATATCCTTAGCATCTAGTTCCGCGATCTGCCTTCGAGCGGCTTTGATTTCCGCCGCCTTACTAGAGCCGCGCTTATAATGTTCCCTAAACTTCCTCAACTTGCCATTGTACTCCGAAAGCGACATATCGATATATAGACAGATGTCCTGCTGCCCATAGCCAGCCGCAATAGCTGCACCGACGAATACAATGCGAGCCGCACCCAGGGCGTGCCATTCGTAATAATAGTCAGCCTCCAGCAATCGATTGCCTTCTTTACTTAAAATGAAGTTCGCCCGGATCGCTTTTTCAATATCGTTCAAACTAATCCTCATCTGCTGGCTACACCCATTATCTTCGCCGCCGCGCCCAGGGGACTGGTGTCAACGGGGGGAACCTGATCCTTGATAAATGCGCGCCGACCACTGGCCTGCACACTGCCGAGATCGGGGGCTGATTGTAATCCTGCCAGAGGACCTTGAGCAACTTTTCCCGCGCGCGCAATAATATTATTTACTTCCGGATCATTGCTGCCCATATCGTAGAACGATTGCACTTTCTGTTGCGCACTCGCGCGTTGCATCTCCGGACGTTGATTAAAGAGTAGTGCATGCAGCATGAGCTTATTGGCTGTGGCTGCCCCCAAAGACGAGCTCAAATAAGCGAACGCATTACGCGCGTCGTCGCTCTTCAGATCAGTGTACCCCTTAGCCACAATCCCCGATAAAACATCTCGCGTGTTTAAACTATCCAGGGCAGGAATATATGGTGATCCCCCGGCAGCAGCAAGAGCCGCAGGCGGAGAACCATTATAATTCACCATTGCATTGTCGTTTTTCAAAATTAATTACTTTTGTTTGATGATAACCCCAACCATACAACGAACGAGTACATTTATTTCTCCGCTCAATACCGTCTATGTCACCATCGATAAAAAGTTCTACGATAGCGTCACATTTGAAAGTGGGATTACACTCTATAAAGATGTTAATTTTCACCCTGAAGAATCGGCCATGTTGGAGGGCGTCGTCGTGTCCTTGCCAAGAGGACTGATAGCAAGGGCTGATTACGCTGGAATGCAGTGCCCGCTGGCGGTTGGCGATAAAGTGCTCATGCGCTATGATGTGGTGTATGCCTACGTAGACCAGCCTGAAGGCGACACGCCGATTTACAAGAACATTGTACTGTTCGAGGGACAGGAATATTGGAAAGCGGATATCCAAAAGATATTTGGGATTATTAAACCGGATGGCATCGAGATGATCAATGGATATGTTTTATGCGCATCGATCGAGGACAAAACGCCGAAAGGAAAAATTATCACCGGTTCGGTTTCGACTAATTATAATATTGACGCCCTCGCACTCCAAGCGGTCCAAGCGGGGCGCAAAGTCCCTCAGGCGGAGAAGCCGACAAAAATGCGCGTCAAGTCAATAGGCCTCCCGCTGGTGGGCTCGCCATCGCTCTCTGCACAGCCGGGAGACACCATATACATCATGCCAGGTGTCGCACAAGAGTACACGCCTAACCTGGAGACCTTCTACATCATTAAGCAGTACCACATCCTAGCCATCGAGGGGCAAACTAGACGAAAAGTGAAATAGTTCAATCCCTGCCCATTACGGATAAGTAATTTTATCCATGACGCTCGACGTGGCTTACAATTATCTCAACTTCGAGGTAAATAAGGTCTTTGGAACTTATTATGCCCCAGGGGATTTCGACTTAATTGTAGACCGCGCGCAGATGTCTCTGTATAATGATTACTACATGCAATTTGGCGCCAGCCAGCGGTTAAACGATGCGATGGCGCCATTCAAGCGATCTATTGTCTTTACCGAAAGTGAGTGCCCTACCGGCCTGGTGCAGGTGCCAAGCGACTACGAGCACTTGTTGAGCTTGTACACGATCACGCAGAATGCCATCACGGGTCTTCCCTATAACCGGCCTGTGCCAATATTGAATGAGGATGAAAAGGTATGGCGGGACAATAACCAAATCTACCCGCCGAGTCTGATTGACCCGTATGGGATCATTGTGCAGAACTGGAATGTTCAATTGTATCCCGCAGTGCCACAAGCTGGCGTCCTATATTATCTGAACCGGCCTCCTGCGCCCAAGTACGTGTATAGCGTCGTCAGCGGCAGGGTCATTGTGTATGACCCCATCAACAGTGTACAGCTCGCTTGGGCCGATAAGGACCAGAACAGCATATTAATTAAGGCCCTCAGCACGCTCGGTATCAATGTCCGCGAACAGGACGTGATTGGCTACGCGGAGAGTAAGAGTAGCCAGAACTTGGAAGGTCCTGATAAAATATAACAATGGCATACACGCCTGGAATACCGACCAAGCAACGTTTGGCCGATGAAATAATGCTGCTGCTGGCGGGAGGCAGAGTCGGCTCTGCCGTGAAATGGCATCCCAGTGAGATCAAGCTGTCGATTGCCCAGGTGGCCAATCAATTGCTGAAGATGGAATACCTCAATACGAATATTCCCTTCGGCGAAGCGATTCCGAACGGAGCGGCGATTGGCACCTATCCGGGTAACCTCCTGGTACCCTGGAGTAATACCTGTATGACGACGCTGCCGGTGATGCCGATCAAGTTACCGCGTAATATGGGGGTATATCAAATCTTCCCTGCCGCCGATTATTTCACGGAATTCATTCCACTCCAGCTAGGGGAAGCTTCCATGATCCTTAGCCAGGGTTTGGTAGGGGCGCTGTCTGGTTTTACGGGATACGAGGTCAGCGGGCTCCAGGTGATCTTTACCCAGGACCTGACGATCCCCAATGTGAATACCTATGTCACGGCTCGGCTCGTCGTGCTGGACTTCACCCAGTATTCGGACTATGATGTGCTACCGTTGCCGCCAGAAATGGAATGGCAAGTGAAGCAGGAGGTATACAAACTGTATATGCAAGAACAGATTCCAGATAAGCTGGTCGATCCCGGTGTGAAGGAAGGGAAGATACCGATTAAACAACAAGCGCAAGCATGAATTATCCGAGACTTAATATAATCGTCAGACAGAACGGACGTGAACAACACTATCGATATTGGCTGACTGAAATTCCGCTGGACAAATTAGATCCAAAGGACTTGAGAAATTGGAAAGCTATTTTTCAGTGGAAGAATCCAGTCACAGAAGAAATACAGAATAGCGCTTATGCATTTATAGATCATTCAGATGATGACGATCCCAATAGTTACGAAGATAGGTAAGAAACTGTAACAACAAAATGTACTTCACTAGTCTCGATACGATCACGCGCTCGATGCTCTTGCAAAAGGGATTGCCGCTGCATTATTATGTGCAGTTCCTAAAGTACAGTGCCGATTGTGTGCGGGAATTGTCGTACGACTCCATGCGAGCGGTGAGTACAGCTACTCTCCCGATCAGCCAACAGGATTTTGCGGCTGACCTGCCTTGCGACTATGTGGAATGGATCAAGGTTGGGGTGCCGCAAGGGCAGTTCATTCAACCCCTGGTGCAACGGGAGAGCATCAATCGGCTCACGAACTATACGGCTCAAGGAGTGCCCACGACCTATGGCAATGCGCAGACCGTGGACCTGGACTTCCCGTTCTGGCCGGGGTACTGGATGTTTCAGAACATTGATGATCTAGGAGAGAACGTGGGACGGCTGTTCGGGTACAATACCGCTTTCAGCAATAACTATTTTAAGGTGATCCCGGAGCGGGGGCAGATTCAATTCGCCGAAACCCTGCAACAGACCTGTTGCGTGCTAGAATATATCTCAAGCGGGCAGACCGTGAGCAATGCTACGAAGATCGATCCGCTCTGTCAGGCAGCGGTGGAAGCATACGCAGAATGGAAATGGAAGCAGCATGGGCGAAAGTCATCGCCAGGAGAAGTGGATGTGGCGCTGCAAATGTACAAGATTGAACTGCGCAGGTTCAGGGCGAGGAAGGATAATATGACGCCCTGGGATATCAGGCAGACGATCTACAAGAATTATATCGGAGCGTCGAAGACATAAATTAGCCGCTTGTAGAAACAAGCGGCCGGTGCAAATGTAATTGTAAGACCATGAAAGAAGAGCAAAGATACTTCTTTCATGCAGATAGAAAAAAAATACTGGTTGCCGGGCATGCTCAATGGTGATGCGGCTGACTTCAAAGTCGGTCCGGACGAATACATCAACTGCCAGGACTTTCGCATTGGTACGACTTCTGACAAAGGCTTCGCCGAGCAACTAGAATCTGTAGGTTCAACGCTGCTCATTGCCAATAGCAACCTCCCGATCTTCGGCGTCAATACCTGCATCGGCACCGCGATTGATTATCCTAATAGAAGAGCGGTCTTCTTTCTCTACAATAGCGATGGACTGCATACGATACATCTGTATGACTACCTGTCCAACACAATTTCATTATTGCTTTCCAATAGCGATGTGACGACCGGCCTGAACTTCGATGTCAATCACCTCATTCATTCAGCACGAGTAGAAAATGGTTGTGTGTACTGGACTGACAACCTTAATGAGCCAAGGCGTTTTGATATCAATGCAGCTTTGGGCCTCAATGATCCGTTCAAGGCGCCCCTGACGCCCATAGACATCACGAGCCAGTATGCGGTCGTTGGCGGGTTTCTAAATGTGACTTATATATTAAGCGACTATGACCCACCCATCATCTACGGACCCAGTACATTGCTTAACCTGATTCGCGGCGGTACGGCTGGACCCAACGCTGGAATTACGAGTCTGCGCATTCCTTTGGATTGGTCAGTGTATCCGGCCACGCCATACTATACTGTTTTAATGGATGGGATTGCTAATTATCTTGAAGGCATCGATCCTACGCATACGTTTTGGTCTGTTGCGCCGCTGCCCAACCCGGAAGTCGGGCAGACCTCCTTTCGCGTCAATATCAGCCAGACCTGGGACTGGGGATTGGGTGATCCGTTGTTTGCGCCGACGACAGAGTTAAAGATGGATATTATATCACTGGACACCGCTCCATATTTGTCCCCCATGGATGAATCCGTGATCGCCTGGATAAGGCGTCAACCAGGACTCCCGCCCACGCAGACGAAGGTGCTGGTAACGCCGCTACCCGGAGCGAACTTCATCGCGAACGAAGCATTCCAGTTTTGCTATCGGTATCAGTACCGGAACTACGAGTACTCTACTTTGTCAGGGCTCTCTACCTTAGCGGACTTCAATGAACCCGATCCGCCACCGGTTGAGACTTCGCTGAACATACAAAATATAGAACTGATCACCAATGGCTACCTAGCTACGACCTATGTTTTGACTCGTGCTCCCCTTCCAGGATATGGACCAAATGTTTATGCTAAAATTACCCGCGCAGGAACTGGAGGCGCCAGCGCGGGTGCTACCGATATTCCCATTCCACTAGACTGGTCAAAGTATCCAGCCACACAATCTTACACAAGCGTGATCGTGAATGGATTGAATAATTATTTCAAGAATTTGCCAGGCAATGGCAGTCCCGGGACGCTTACGGGCGGCAATTTGCCAGAGTCTATTCCACAAGGCGGCAAATGGTTCTTATCTAGTCGGGATGGCGTAAATCCGGCGCTGGCTATTCAAGAAACCTGGGACTGGGGTCTCGGTGACAGCGCTTTTCCGCCTACGACGCAAGCAACGCTGACACTTTTTACGTCAGCTCCTGTAGCCTCTAAACAATTTAGCTATGTAGATATTCAGATACCGCTCGCCGAAAGGATTGACCAGGACGTGATCGAAATAGATTTGATAGCCAACTACCTGGTCAGTGGCATTTATTTCATCATTAAGTCGTGGAAAACGATTATTGCCGCAGACGCGGCGGCGATAGCACTTCATAACAGCGATGTCCAACCCCTTGAATATCTGTTCTATAATAACCAGGCCGGCATCGCCATAGATGCTGCTTATGCAGTGAAGCCTTTCGACAGTGTACCGCTGACATGCCAGACGATAGAGATGGCAAAGAACAGGGGCTTTATGGGTAATTATATTACAGGATACACTAGCTCCAATTTAATCACCTCACTGGCGGTTACTCCCGATATAACCGTGCAGGGCGCTGGCGTTGGAACGTATATCACTGGCGAGTGGTTTGCACTGGTGTATGAAAGTGTTCGATTTGGATCACCCGCTCGCCATGTGTATTATATGCGCAGCACAAGGTCCATCGTGACAATGCCACCGAGCCCATACTATTATTATACAATAGCCAATGCAGCGCCAACTTTCCCCGTCTCGATAACCACCGGCATAATTTTCTTGGGCACGACCATTTCAGCCGTGCTTAATTATTATACGGGCCTATTTGGTGATCCGCCCAATGTATTGGTGATATCGAATTCAGATATGGGTGTTTCCTCGGCGCTGCTGTCACAAAACGAAACCATTAATTTTGGCGTCATCACTAAAGCTTTCAAGAGCAATTCAAACTATCAATTAGGCATCACTTTTTACGATAATTATGGGCGTAAATGCGGCGTTGTAACCAACACCAATTTATTAGTAACAATACCGAATACCGGCTTCAGTGCTAACCAATATGCGACGGCTCTTAATTGGACTCTGAGCAACGCAAATGGGTTTGAAGAAATACCGCCCTGGGCCTACTATTATTCCATCAATATTACAAAATGCTTGCGGACGCGATTTTTCGTCGAAGCTGTCGGCTTTGTAGTTTACGCTTCGCTGAGCGCCACCAATACCTACTTATTTACGCAATTATCTTATTCAAGCGATTGGGCCGGGGTGGCTATCGATATCTCGTTTTTGCAGAGCAATGGGATGGGGTACATCTATTCTTCCGGGGACGTCGTGAATTTCTTTTTGTCCGGCTCTTACTACTCGCTGAATATTATTGGGCAGTCCGCTCAATATATCGTGGCCACGCTGTTTGACATAGGCGAATTGGGCAGCGGGGCGTTAGCGTTTTATGAAATCTATACGCCATACAAGCAGTCCACAACTGAACCATACTTCGAAGTGGGGGAAATATTCCCCATCGTTAACCCAGGGACAGGCAATCCACAGTATAGCCTTATAGCGGGCACCGTTGCCGGCGATGTTTTTCTATTCCAACGTGAAAACAATTCGATCACCTACGTGGCCGAAGCGATGTCACCCAACAACCTCTATTATACCTCCTGGTTTACGGATGCTGGGCGCCCGAACTTCATCGACTATATTGGGCAGGTGCAACTACTCAGTTCGGTCTGCTATAGCAATACCTTCATTGCGGGAACAGAGAACAACGGACTATCCACCTTTGATGCGTTGGATGAAACGGACTTGTCGCCTGACCTGGGGCCGATCATGAAGCTCCAGCTCACCAGCAAGGTCTCCAAGATCGGTACGATTATGCTGGCTATCTGTGGAGGTAGTGAAACGGCGTCGTTATACCTGAGTGAGAATACCTTGATCAGCAATACAGGGGACTCGGTTGTCGCCCAGGCCAACAGTGTAATCGGAAGCGTGCATGAATTGAAGGGGGAATTCGGCACGCTGAACCCGGAAAGCGTGGTTGAATTCCGGGGGAATGTGTATTGGTTCGACGCCCAGAACGGCAAGATCATTCAGTATGCGGATAATGGCCTTTTCCCGATCAGTAACTATAAGCTGAGCCGTTATTGGAAGTTGTTCAGTGATGCGTACAAGAGTCTGACGGCAACCGAAATCGAAGCGCTGGGCAGTAGGCCCTATGTTTTCGGTTGCGCCGATCCCCATCACGGCGAAGTCATGTGGACGGTACCAACCGTGCTCGCTACGCCGCCCAATGGTTATCTTCCGGATTATCCTTCGACCGTTTATCCCTTTGATATCTGGGACGGCATGGCCAAGACCATTGTATATAAACTCTATACCGATCCCAACAAATGGCAGGGGTCTTACAGGTTCACGCCAGAGTATATGTTTAACCTGGAGAATAATGTATTCGCATTTAAGAACGGTCAACTATATGTCCATAATCAATCGACGCTGCCTTATACCAATTATTATGGCGTGCAATACAGCCCATCCATTATGTTCTTGTCTAATCAACTCCTGAACAAGCCGAAGGTATATAACAACTTTAGTGTGGAGGGAAGTGCGGCACCAAGCCTAGCTTATTTCATGAGCCTGTATCAGTATCTACAGAGCAGTGACCTGGTGGCGAGCGACTTCAAGGACCTGGAGGGCGTCTGGTATGCACCCATCTATCGCAACAAGCTCGATCCTGCCTTCGGCGGTAATTATCCGCTTGCACTCACAGGAGGGGAAAAGATGCGCACGGCTGCACTGTATATCATGGCGCAGTGGGATGCAACGCAAGGGATCGTCCAGATCAAGTTTTGTAATGTGGGCTATACGGTTGCCTTGGGTCAGAAAGTATGATGCCCAGGGTAGAAACCCCAGGCATTAGCTTATGCTATGAGAAAATTAACGATCAAATATAATAAATAATTCAACATGTTTCCCTTAGCACTTTTATCGGCTGGCGTGGGCATGATCGGCGGGATCGCCAACATGTTCAAGAGCAATAGCAAGCTATCCGCCCTTCAGGGCCAGGAGCCTAGTTATGCCACTTCACCCTATGCCGCGCAGCGCTTAGGTCTTGCGCAGACCCTGCTCAATGCCCGAATGCCTGGAGCGGCGTCCATGGAACGTAATATTTATGGCAACCAGGCCAGCAACGTCGCTAATGTCAACCGTAATGCAACCAGTGGTGCGCAAGCCCTCGCTATGGGATCGGCAGCACAGGGCCAAAGTAACCAGGCTTTCCAGGGGTTGGCTACGCAGGAGCAACAGGACTATTACAACCGCTTGCAGAACATGACGGGTGCGCAACAGGGCATGATCAGTGAAGGTGATAAAGTCTACCAAGACCAGGTGCGAAAGTATCAGGACCTGGCTGCGATCACAGGCGCGAAGCTACAGAACACCCAAACGGCCTGGAATAGCCTCGCCAATATGGGGATCGGGGCGGCAGGTGTGGCTTCGCAGATGGGTGGTATGTTCGGGGGCGGTGGAAGAAACGTTAAGCCAACGGCAGCGGCCAGTAGCTATATGGGTATGAATCCTGTGATGCAGGGTATGCCACAGGGAACCAATCAAGGATGGATGAATCCCTATCAGTATGGTATGCCGCCGATGAGCGGTACCGCAGGAGCCATGTATCCAGGACAATACTAACCTATGCCATTAAACGCGCAAGAACTTACGATACCAGGCTTCGGGGGCGACCCCGGACAGGGACTCAATGCCCTGTCCAATAAACTCTGGATGCGTAATATACAGACGCAGCGCTTGCAACTTGCCCAGGAAGGCAAGCGCGAGCAAGCCGGTAATTTCCTCCGGGAATACCTGGACCCTAAGCAGTACCTGACCGGTACGCAGTTTGATCCTGTGATCAATGGGCAGTTACAGCAGACAATGCAAAAAGGCGCGGCACTGGCTGCGGGAGGGGCTGATATCCCCACGATCTTGCAATCCCTCGGACCGGATGTGCAAAACCTGAGCGATTATTCCAATAAGGCGAAGATCGTGAAGGCGGGTATTGATAATGGTGTCAAGCAGATGCGCGAAAGTGGCGTCAGGGGAGTGGACTTTGATAAAGCGGCCTACCGGGCGCAGACGATGGCCTTCCACGCGCAAGACGCTAGTACGGGCCAAGATATCGGCATCAAACATCCGGCAGATGTAGATGAAGGGGCTAACTGGCTGCACGAAGCGATTATCCAACATCCGGATGAAGTCATGACCGGAGGGGACGTCGATGCGTATGCAAAAGCTTTACCTGCTAAGAAGACTCTCGCAGATATTAAGGGTTATGATGCGGGCGGCAATGAGAATGCTAAGCGCGTTCACCTGGTCGCGCCTGAATCCTTCGTGCCGGAAACGGACGCGAGAGGCGCAACGACCGGCATGGTACCGAGGTATGAGACCGCCACCAGCGGAGGACAGCCGCTCATGCACAACTTCACCGATGCGCAAGGCAACAAAACGCAGGCGCCTGTGCGACTCATGGATGAGGGCGACTTTGATGAGATGCTGCACCAGAAGCCACTCATTGCGAATTACTTCATGGGACAGGTGAAACAACATTGGCCGGAGTACGAAGGCAACCAACCCTATGACCCCAATAGCCCGGACGCGAAGCGATTGGCTAGGGCTTTCGCCTACGATGAGATTAAAAAGCAGACGCCGACTGCTATTGAGAATGCGGAAATACAAAACAAGCCTTCGGCGGCAGAAGTGCAAGTACATTATTTCGGTGGCAAAGAACAGCAGTCTTACGACCGGGCATACGGAGCCGCAGCAGGTAAGTCAGATGCCGCCGATGATGGGTACCTGGCGCCGGGAGCTAAGAACAAAATCAATACCGTGGATGCCCTCACGCGGACGTTTAACAACGATCCGTTGTACAATACTGGACCTGGTGCTGTTGTCAATGGTCGCAATGTGGTAAACATTACGCAGAACCTGCCCAAGGCGGGACTGAAGTTCGGCAAGGGTGCAGGTGACGTGTATAAGAATGTCTATCGGGATGTGTCTAACAACTCCCTGATCCTAGAGAAGAAGGACCCCGCTGCGCCGAAGGTAGAGGTGCCAGCTTCTCAGGCCCAGTCCTTTCTCAGTTCAATTGCAGAGGCTAATGGTGTGCCCCTTACTTATGTTCCGAACGCCCTGAAAAAGGCCGGATTTAATAATGGCACGTTCACAAATGCACTTCCTGGCGATGAGTTGCAGAAGGGCATCGATGCCAAGGCTTTCAGCGCACATTATGCCGATGTAAATAAAGGGACAGACGAGCTAATGAACAGCGGCAAGAGCACTACACTGAAGGGTATGCAGACGCCTGACGGCATTGTGACTTCCGTACAGAAGAACAGTAAGTGGAATCCATTTAGCAAGAATTATTCTATCACGTCGAAGGACGCCAGCGGCAAAGAAACCGAGCAACAATTTAATACAAAGGCTGAGATGCAGGCCTACTTGGTGCAGCATCCACAAGCTGCTAAACCAACCGCCCCCGCCGCTCAGCCAGGCAAAGGCAAATATGATACTCCATAATGGCAGACGACCAAGACATACCGGAACAGGCGCCGCAGGTTGATCCAGGCGATCCCTTGCAGAAGCTATATAACGGTCTGCATAGTGATGGATCGTATACGAAATCCTTTGATGAGTTCAAGAAGGATTATAATAATCCTGCTGCCATCGACAAATTATACAATGGTCTGCATAGTGATGGATCGTTCACGAAGACAAAGGACGAGTTTTATAATGCGTATTTCCCGGCGCAAAAGACCGCTCCCATCAAGGCACAATCCCCGCAGGAATTTCTGTCCGCGCAGCAGCCACAGCAGTCGGTCACGGATCAGCCAACCAGTCCGGTTCAACAGATTCAACACCGCGAAGGCCTTGACCTGAGTCAGGACCCGCTGGCTGTGGCGAGCCGACAGCATTACCAGACCTTGCGAGACCAGGCCATTTCGGAAGTAGAGAGCCCAGGCTGGAAGAACAAAATTTTTACGGGAAAAGTTCCTGCATTAACGACTGACCCCAATATGCCTGCCGAGGCCTTCCAGGAAGCCGATCCCAAGGCGGTGGAAGATTATCTGAACACAAAGGGTCTGGGGCCGAAAGATCGATATTGGCTCCGCAATCAAATCCTCAACTATAGCAAGGATCGTCAGGGACAATACTATGTGAATCAGAAGGCGGAGCCAGTGTTGCAAGGCATACCCGAAGTGAAGGCCGCACAAGATCACGCCACACAACTATTGCAAAGTGGACAGATCACATCGGACGACTATGAGAAAACCTGGATGGGCGAAGTCGCCAAAGACCCGGCTGTTATGAACCATGTAAACCAGGTGTACACTGCGGCGGGTCATCAATACGATGCACAGCGCACGCAGGCGATTGCCAATCGATTAAACAATGTCGGCATCGGCCGTCAGCCACTCGCGCAAAATGCGCCATTCCATGATCAGATTACAGGTACCAATAAGGTGCTCATGGGTGCCATCAATGCAGCGGGTGATCTCGGCGGTCAGGTGAGTTCATTACTGGAGTTGGGCGGTTCGCCGCAGAATAGCGCCCTGGGCTATCAGTTGAAAACTGCGGCAGATAACCTGAAGGCCAGCAATGTAATCCCGCAGACAGGCGAAGGAATTAACTATATCGCGGGACAGGTTGTACCGATGGCCTTGGATATGGCGGCGATCGGCGCACTCTCAGGGGCTGTAGGTGGGCCGATATACGAGGCTCTAGCAGGTGCCCGCGCAGCGGGCACTATTGGCAAGTTTGCAGAAGGCATGCTGGGAGGTGTGGCCGTTAGTCCAGCCAATAGCTATCTCATGGCACACGCTTATTATAATGATTTGATCAAACAGGGGCTCGATCCTGATCAGGCAGCGTCGAAATCAGATCAATTGCTCGCCAAGAATTTTACAACTGATATGCTCATGACGCCCTTGCAAATGGGGCTACTCAAGATGCCGATGGGGAATGTCTGGCAGAAGCTCGGTGCTGGAGCGGCGGAAGGATTGGTCAGCGGTACCCACTTTGCCTTACAGGACTTCAATCAAAAGTCTACCGATAATCCCGCTATGCATATCCTGGATTATGTGACCAGGGACCCGGATGCCGCAAAGACCTTCATTTCTGGCGCAGTCTTAGGGGGTTTGCAGAAAGCGGCTGTCGATAAACTGCATAACTGGCAAGTGGATCGGGCAACCAATACCATGTTCAGTTTCGGCAGGCAGTATGATAATGGTGATAATAAGCTACTACCCAGCAATCAAACCATCGCGAACAATGTACTATCTGCGATGGAGATGAAAGATACACCAGGGCGAGCAGATGAATTAAAACAGCTAGTAAGCTCTATGCATGAGGGCGGAATATACAATGACAAGGAGGCAAATAATGTGAATAGCGTTATCGATGATGTTGCAGCGGTAAGACCGCTAGTACCCAAATATGGCAAGCCGGAACAGCGAATAGCGGTAATGAATGAACTATTGAACCAGCGCACGATGGACAAATATATCGAGCAGTCCGGCAATGCCACTGGTCATATCGATGAATTAAAGAAGGAATCCGATGAACGCATTCAGAGGATCATGTCCGGCAAAGAACCGCTCTATTTTATCAATGGCAATGAAACGAACCGAGACGAGCTATTAGAAGCGATCGATCAGCATCCCGATCTGCTCACCAAGGAGGGAGTGAATATTAAGATCATTGGCGATAGTGATACACAAAACAAAATTAAAATAAAACAAGATGCCATTCAAAAGCAAGAGCCAACAGCGGATGATGTTCGCCCAGCATCCGGCGATAGCCAAGCAATGGGCGGACGAGATGAAAGCCAAGGGGCAGTCGATCAAAACGCTGCCCAACAAGGCGCCAAGGCAGGTGGGGAAAAAGAATCCAACGACATCATAGACCTGACGCATGCCGATACGATCCACGATGAGGAAAATAAAGTATCGGGTCAGAACCAGGTTGGGCTATCAGACAAAGGAATCGTAGATGCCCATGAGTTAAAAGACCAAGTTCACGGTGAACATGATATCTCCCGCGTAGTTAGTTCAGATTCACCTCGTGGTAAGGAAACGGCGGAGATCGTGGCTGATGGCAAGGTGCCGGTAGAGACAAGGCCGGGACAACGCTCTTGGGACTTGAAGGACTTCAGCGGCATGGACGAACAGGAGTTCAAGCCGATTCAGAAATGGTTCTCCGAAAACCCAAATGAAACAGTCTACCAGGGTGATATCGAAAAATACAAGGGCAAGGAGTTGGGTGAATCATTGAAAACCTATGCTAATCGCACGATTGATGACCGCAAGGCGCTCATGGCGGAAAATCAATCCGGCACCGCGCTCGTCAATCATACCAACAACTTGAGTATATGGAATGCCGCCCAGAAGCATGGTGGCTGGAATGAAGACGCTATTAAGGAGTTCGCTAGTTCCAACCCACCTGAGCATGCGCAGATGATTCCTTCTGCGCACCAGGAGCAGGCCGATAATACCACCGTGGATAAGATCGAAGGGGGGACGATTCCGCCCGAAGAAGTACATAACACCGTAAAATTATTCGTCGATGAAGAAGACAACGAGCGCGGTCAGTCGGTTCAGTCAGTACATACAGCAGCAGCCCGCGATCCTGAAGATGATGGAACACCTCGACAGTACTCAAAGGGGCCGAGTTTTGAGGAAGACCCTGGCACACTTCAGCAAGGGGCAGCAGCTACAGGACCAAATCAAAGCGGTCAACCCGTATCCGCCAGTGGAGGCCCCGCAGACCCAGTTAGGCTAACCAAGCAAGCGGGCCAGCTAATGATGGCCGGACGTACAGATGATCAGGTTATGTTGTACTTGCAACGTAAGGGCCTTGATCCTGACCAGGCATTAGCTGTCCTGGGTGAAGCGAAAGCGCATCCAATCGATGAAGCGCAGAAGCAAGCATCACAAAAGGAGGTCATGAGCAAGTACTTTGATACAGAA